CATAAAACCGCTGCCCGTACAGAACATCTACCTTGTGCTCACCATAGGCGAGCGGAATGCGCATAAAACGGTAGTAGTACTCGGACAGCTCACCGGAATCAAGAATGATATTGCCTTCAAATGAAGGAGCGCCGAATTCGAGGAACGTTTTGAACCCCTCACGGTTGATATTGTTTGCCATGATATTTTTCCTCCCAAAATTACAAAATTAGTTTACCATAAAATACGCAAGCACAAGAAGTATGGCGAAAATTATGGCGGTGATTACAATCTGTTTTAGCATTTTCTTTTTTGATGGGTTGTCGCAGGAAATTATCGAAGCTGCGTCAGTCATTACAAGGATATAAAATCCGACGAATGCTGTGATTAGATTCATGCTGTACATCAGATGCGCACCTATGAAAAGGCTCGTGGTTATTGTTACAAGTTCGATGATAAGCTTGACTGTTTCCTTTGCCGAAAATTTTTCACGCAAAACAAGAATTACCGAAAAGACTATCATTATAGGATATAGTACAAGAAGCATGATGGACTCCTCTCTTGATTTTTGGGTTTTGGATTCTTTCAGAGAATCTTCTTTATAAATTTGACGTTTGTGGGATTATCGCTGTTGGCTCATGCACGGTGCAAAGGGTCAAATGGTACAGCTTCACTGTGTATCTGCTCTAGGCTCAGAAATTTTCCAGAATGTCTGGTTCCCATAATAGATTGCCTTGACACAACCAATGGGAATCCTGTCATTCGACAAACCATGTTTTGCAAGGAATTTCTCTACTTCTTTCCGCATACGCAGAGGATAAATATATTCCGTAGGCACGGAATCTTTCTCAACTGTCTGCGGACAGGCTATTTCAGCTGCCGGATACAGAACCTTCTTCATGTCGCCGTCAATTTCGAGTTTCAAACGCACGGTTAGCGCGTCACCAAAAGCAGAGAACATTTTCTTGTAAGCGTTCTCTTTGCTTCCAGGTTCATTGTATTTGGCAATGTACCGCCGTGCCATGCGTTCAACACTTACGGCATCTCGGCCTACGCTTGCGCTGAATGCTGGATATTTGCCATCGACATAGAACTTGTCAATCGTATCGATAGCATAATCTGCCCAGTCTTCAGGAGATTCCAGATAATGAATGAAAAGGTCGAAGCTAGGTTGATTATCATATGCTCGCGGCAGAGGTGCCTGAGCAACTTCCGCCAGATACATCAGAGCGTTCTTATAGTTGCTATTCCCGCAGACAGCCCGCTGGAAAGCAATCTTTTGCGCGATGGCAATATAGTAAGGGTTGTGCGTTTCCACTTCCGTTTCAGGGTTCATTTCGCACAGCTTTTCGTACAACAACTCAGCCATTTTCAGATAAGTTTCCTTGTCTGCGCTCCCGGAATAACAATCCAGGAACAGGTTGGCGTAATTACACGAATAGAAGGCTACGTCACCCTCCTTAGAAACAAGGCCGAAGTAAATGAGCTCCTTCCGGTAATTTAGCAGTTCGTTGCGCCGGAACTTCTGCCCGTACAAAGCGCATACCTTTTCACTGATGGGTATTTTCACAAAATAATAATGCCCTTTGTTCTTTCCAGAGTCAGAAATGATGTCGCCATCAATAATCTGAACTTCGGTTTTGAGAAAGATACTGAAATTCTTTTTGGTAATCTTGCTGATAGTCATATGACATTTTCCTTTCTCGGTTTGCAAAACAAAAAAAGCAGACTCATCCATAAAGGACAAGTCTGCTCGATGCTTGCAGGTTGTGAATTGTACGGCAGCGAAAGTGCTGCACAAGTTGGTATCTATCGTACAATAACTATTCTATGCCATTCGCAAAGTATGGCAAGCAAAAAATGCCGCTCATCCGAAGATGAACGGCAAAAATGTTATTGGGCTTGATTCAGAAGTTGACTGAGCCAAGTTGGTCGATATGTTCCAATAGGAAGAAGCTGCCCGTTGCGATATTCTGCAACAAGTACAAATCCATTGTCATTATCGAAAAACTTAGCTTCATCGCAGTATGGCAAAATTTTGAGGACATCCTCAAAACGGTGAGAAAAACGGGCGTTGACATCCTTAGTGGGAATATCATGCCCCCCACGCTCTACACGGTTTCGAATTCGTCGAATACTTTCTTCGGCGGTATCAAGACCGACATAGTACAGACGAATATAATATCCAGCTTCTTTTGCACGTTTGCAAAGCCGCTTGGGATATCCACCGGAAAGCGTCGTCTCTTGTGTGAAATTCACACCGTCCATTAAGGCACGCTCGATACGCTCAACAGCGAGTTTGCCGCCTTCGTATTCGTCACCGCCACACTGAATGGTTAGTTTGTCGGGGTCAACCACAATGCCGAAATCGTTACGCTCAGAACGCAAAGAACCGGTTAAGCTGGATTTTCCTGCGCCATTCACGCCGCCAATCAGAGTGTAAATTTTCATGGTATCACCTCTTTACTATTATACCACATTTTGCGACAAGCGGCAATCGTTTTGCTTTTCAGGCAATAAGCCGTTAAAAGCATATTCTACAATTCCTTGCTTGTAGTAGTTTTCGTATTTTTTATAAAGGGTAAAGCCGTTTTTCTTTAGCAGAAATTCAAATTCGTTGATATGAATTGATGAAACGGTAATGAGTGGATTTGTACATTGTAATGCCTGATGTGCGATTTTTAGCAATTTTGTAGCAATCCCTTGGCATCGGTAATGTTCAGCTACTCTTAATGTACAAATCTTCTTTTCATCAGAATCTTTTAGTATTAGAACGGCAACTATTTTCCCATCGTCCAGAACAGTATAAATTATCCGATTTTCACTTGCCAATTCGGGAACGACTGTACTATAGTACCATTTACTAAAATTGCTATACTCATTATCCAAGTCGTGCAGAAATTCATATATAGCAGTGATGGTTTGGCTATCATCAGCTTTAACGCATACTTGTTTCATCGAGCAGTCTTCACATCCAACAAATGACCATCATCAGGCTTATTGAGCCAGTCACACCAGCTCATGTTGTTGGAAGGAAAGTCTTTTGCACCGCTGTGAACATCGTTCAGAAAGACGGCAAGATGAAACTTATCGAGTTTCCGAATCGCATCAAGGCGGGTTTCGGTCGCAGAATTCTCATCTGAAACGTCAGCCCCAACCTTTTTCCAAATTGCCCTTTCGGCTCCTTCAAAAGTTGAAAAGCGTTCGCGCTCCATCGAGAGTTCTTCTGTCTCAAACTGCGCCTCAGCAATCAATGCCCAGCGTTCGCTTTCACAGTTGGCAGAGTCCAGCAAACCGGAATATGCCTCCAGCAGCTGGTCGTAGTCATCCGGGTCAAGCTCGGTCGGGTCTACTTCACCGTGTACGACAAAATAGGTGCCATTTGGAGCTTCGAAAATGTCGTATAGTTCGTATCGGGTTCCGCCAACCTGACGTCGCCACTGGCATGTATCAGGGTCGGTGCAAACCCAAGTCTTGGCTTCCAGCTCTGCCTGTTTCAGGTCGTCCGCCAAATCAGAGAGAGCTGCGGAAACCTTTTTGTTTTTCTCCAGGGTCTCAGTAAGACTGATGGTGTTCCCTGCTGCCGCTGCAGCATTGTACATGAACATGGCAAAACGGTCGCTGCTGTACTTTTCAGCCATAGCCGATACTCCCTCAGGAAGATGATTTTGAAAAAGACGAAGGGTATCTTTCGGGACAGAATCGGCTGGGTACTCGAGGGTTACGCGTTCACCAAGGGCATCGTGTTTCAGCTCAAAATTGTGCTTTTTGCAGATTTCGTCATACTGAATGCAATACATAATTATTTCTCCTTTTATTGTTTGAAAGCAAAAAGCAGGCCCACCGAGATAGTGAGTCTGCTGATTGTCTTGCAGAATTGTAAATTGTACGCATTTCGGCCATAGGGCTGTTATCTATCGTACAATTTCAATTTTAGTGGAATCGCACGTTTGAGCAAGTCTGCTTGTCAGACTTTCTCAACCTCATCCGAACCATAAACAATGTTCAAATGCGAACCATTGTCCCAGTGCATCAGGAGACTGCCGGTATCATCGACACCAACAACCGTACCTTCTGTACCAAGAGGTGGTGCCTGGATGTCATCCATTTTGACAAGCCGAACCCGCGTTCCAGCGGGGTATTCTTTGCGGATGGCTTCGACAATTTTGATATTTGGAAACATAGTATTTCTCCTTTAGCTCATTGCATTTGTTTTTTGATGATACTCCAAATACGGTCTGCGATGTTTTCGGCGGTATCGAATCGAGTGACAGATTCACCTTTCCAGGTTCCGCCGTTGCCGTTGATACCGTTGCGGAGCTTAATGCAGCTGCCGCGATTGGCTTTCCACTCATGAAGATTCACCGAGTAGTCGTCAAGCAACACAAAAGAGTTGTCGATGCACGGTGTCTTCAAGCGGTTTGCTGCGGCTCTGGCCTTGCTGCTGCCGCACGCAACGAAGATGCGGTGTTCGGAATCAATTTCTGGAAGATAAGCGTCAAGCCAGGCATTCTTTTCAGAAACCGCATATTGGTTTTCCGGAATATAGGCGGAAAGTGCATACACATCAAGTTCCGGCTTCGTGGTACAAAGAATCTTCACAGCATCCAAAACCGTCTGATAGGGCGGCAAATCTCTGAAATAGCCCGGCTGAAGCAGGTCCTCAAAGCAGGCCGCCTGCTTCCAGACGGCGAGAGTGCCATCCATATCGACGAATAAACGTGCCTTCATATCATTTGTAGGACTCATAATTTTCCTCCTTTTTAGATGTGCAAACAAAAAAAGACAGGCCCACCAAGACGGTGAGTCTGCCATTTATTTGCAGAATTGTAAATTGTACGACCAAGTAGGCATAGGCTGTTATCTATCGTACAAATACTATTTTATGCAGCTCGCACGTTCCTACAAGCGAGATATACAAGAAAAAGCCGCCTACCCGAAGGCAGGCGGCTTAATGTGATTAAGATTAGTTGTAGTCAGACTCTGTCATGACATGGGCACGATAAGTAGTGCCAGTGGTTTCATCTTCCAGTTCCCAGCAACCAGTGAAAGCGTCACAGGGTTCGGTAAGAGCCACCTCTTCGCCCTCGCAGTCGTAGAGAATGGCTTCGGCGAAAGAATCGTCCTCCGTACCACAGCAGCGAATATCCAGGCTGAAACCGTCCGGAAACGTAGCCGTCTCACTCAACGATGCGCCCATCCCCTGCAGCTCTTTGCCGCGAAGATACTTTTCAATGGTTCTGGCACGTTTCTCGCTGATGTAAACGGTTTTTTCCAGAACGTGGGGTTCAGGAAGGACATTGACAATCACATGATATTCTGCACCCTTGTACGGCAGGACGTAGTGATTGCAGAATTTGTACATGCGGCCGGAATAAGCCAGGACTTCTTCAGAGGAATTCTTGTGAAGGACAGCCTCATTGTATACTTTGCCGTCATCATCACACTTCCAAGTGATAGTCATGTCGATGTCATCCGGGAAAAAGCCACTGACAGAAATGAAGCTGTTTTTGTCGAAGTTTGCACCATAGCGAAACCCGGCAATGATTCCGTCATATTCCTCCTTGTCAAGAGTCGAGCGCTGAACATACACTCGCTCAAAGCCCTTGCTCAGCTCATATGCGCGAGCCACATACAGGATAGTGTCCACCAAGCTTTCGATGCTTCCAGCGGTCATAGCATCTTGCGTCCGGCGAGCCCAGAGGTCTACGCCGTTTTCAATGATGCTGCACTCATAGACGTAATGGAGTTTTGGGAAGGTTGTGCCGATAAGCTGCATACGCAACACTGGCTTATCACCTTTAGGATAGATGTCGTCAATCGGAAAGTTCAGGGGTTCGAAACCTACATCGTCAGGAGCATCACCAGAACCGGTCCAACGGCAAGGATTCCGTTCTGCGATGAACTCGTGAGCCATCCGATTGGCAACGGGTTCCGGCAAGCCTTCCCATTCCTTGACATCGAGCCTCTTTTCCAGCGCCTCGATGCCCTTTGCGATGGATGTGAGGAAGTTATCGCCAAAATTATCCTGGCTGTGATTCGATTCCTCGACAAGTTGGTCGAGCAGCCCGGCGTCGTACAGATACTTCTTGGCGAGCTCTGTAGAAATCTCCGCCGAGCCCAGAATGTTAATAGTGGTTTTGAGGTATTTCTTGACTGCCGTTTTGTCCTGCTCATGCTGGTAGAATGCGGCCAGCTGTTCCATCTCGTCAAGCGTTATGACAAGGTTATCGTGGGGTTGGTTGGTGGTTCCACCGAAAATGATAGAACCGTCTTTGTAGCCAATAAACATTTTTTTACACTCCTTTTTATAGTTGCGCAAACAAAAAAGGCAGGCCCACCAAGACGGTGAGTCTGCTCTTTGCTTGCAGAATTATGAATTGTACGAACGCAAAAAAACGCGCCAAGTAGATGGTATCTATCGTACAACTTTCATTTTAGGCGAATCGCATATTTTGGCAATAAAAAAAGAGCCCCGCATTTCTGCAGGACTCTGGTGAAGCAAATCAAGTGTCGGCACAATTTGTTCTGACGGCTATCATTATTTTCTGTTTCCCTCAAAGTAAGGATTCTCCCAAAGAACTTTGCGCCCACTTTCAATGCGAGAGACAGTCTTCATGGGAATATCAGACCAGTATTTACTGTAGCCAGCGCAGTTCTCTGCAAGAAATTCTTTCACCTCATCGCTGAGCTTGCGCGGTGCAATAGCCCATGCAGAAATGACCTTATTCTTAATCATTTCAAAAGTAATCAGGTTGGAAACAGGATATTGCACCTGCATTTCTTTTCCATTGGCTTCAATAACGAGCCGAATGTTTTTTGCTTTTGCAGTCGCAGCAAACAAACTACGGCACTCACTTTCCCAACAATGTGGCTTGGACTGGAACTCCAGCATCCTTGATTGGGTAAGACGTTGGACGGCAACGAATTTTTTCCCGATGCTTTCGCTGAAAGGTGTGCCATCGCGAGAAGTGAGATTCTTATCGAGGACATTGACTACCCTTTCCGCCCATCCGGTAGGATTAGCAAAGAACTCGATGGTCGCGGTGTCATCAATGTGCTCAAGAAATTTACGAAGGCTTTCTTCAAATGCGGTGTCTTTCTTTTGCAGGACATACTGTTTGACAGCGTTTTCATAAGCCTCGTTCTGCAATTCGGGCGTGTTCAGATAGTCAGGGTCGAGAATTGTTTTCTGCTCCAGATAATCCCACAGCGTTTTCGTCATCTCACCCATTGCGGAATGGGGACCAGTGTAAGCAGAGGTGGCATCAAACAATCGCAGGAACTCATAGCTTTCAGCATAGGTCTTTTCGTGGTCCACAACATAAGCCATAAACTCAAGGTTATGTTGTTCAAGAAAATGGTCTTTGCTCATGCTGGTGGGATAGTTACTGCACATTTGCCCAAATAATGCCTCGACACTATGCTCGCCATCGGCCATCGGGACGCGAATGAAACGATAATAATATCCTTTTTCATTCTCGTTCATAACGACTCCGGAAAGTATGAAATCAGTGGGGTTTTTGAGAAAATTGTGGAAATCTTCTTTATAAATTGTGTCTAAAAACATAAGGCTTAGCCCTCCTTCTCCAGCGTAAGCTGGTTTTTGATAATTTTGACTGCATTCTTAACAAAAAAAGAGCGGACCTCCCGATGTGGAAAGTCCGCCTCAGTGATGCAGAATTGTGAATTGTACGAACACGAAAATGTGCCTCAGTAGATGATATCTATCGTACAATTACCATTTTATGCGGTTCGCACGGCGGGTCAAGAATTATTTGTCGGCGATACCCATGTACAGGTGATAGGTGGCGTTTGCCGTCTGGCAGACCCAGTGATTATAAAACGAATTGCTGGGTTCAGAGGTCACGATGTCCTCATCTTTGCTATAAATAGCAGCCTCGCACCACGAAGGACCATCCTTGCGCGGGACGCAGCGCACATCCATGCGCATACCGTCTGCAAAAGTCACAGACTCGAACTCGACCTCATCCTGCTCTTTGCCTTCGTCTGTGTACTGCTTGATTTCATGCATGCGTTCTTCGCTGATGACAAGACGCTCGACGAAAACTTTTCGGAAATTCGTGAGATTCTCATATGTGGCACAAATCCGCATGATAGCGCCTGTCAGAGAGTGTACGGAACCAATGTCATAGCACATGGTCGCTTTGTCAAAACAGCCGATACCATGACCCGTCCAGAAACCGCCCTCAAATAAATGGATGGAGGCGGCGTAGCAAGGACAGGCATCGGGTTTGCAAAGCTGGATATCAAGCGTGCAGCCATTGTACATACTATCTACCGCAACCCGGCAAATGTCAAAGTTTGCTTCGAAAGGAACTTCGCCGCTGCCGTCCCAATAGGTGGGGTTGTAGCGGGAAAGATACATTTCGGCAATCTGCCTTGCGTCGTTCTCGGTCATACCGATGGATTGTTTAAGCATTCTTTATACCTCTTTTCAGATTGTCAGCACATACTAGATGCCTCTGGCATTACATGGTCGGGTTGGTCCACAGAACCTTCTCTCCAGCCCGGATACGCGTGATACAATCGATTGGAAAAACGAAGACATCGAACATATTGGTTCCCTTCTCAACCTGTTTGATGAGGTTGGGATGCTTGCAAACAAATCGCTGAGTGTCTTCCGGCTTTGCGAAGGCGCTGATACGAGTCACGGAGATTCCTTTCCTGCGCAGTACATCCGCATCGCGAATAAGGTGGCTGGGACAATCCACTTCGAGATGCTCACCCATTTTCTTGTCGTCAATATAGTCCATGACGAGAGTGACGACTTTATAAGGTTCGACAGCATCCATCATGCTTTTGCACACATTGGTGATGTCCTTAGGGTCGGCACTGTCGTGCTCATAAAACGTAAGGAATAGTTCCGACATCCTATCAATGGCAATCAGCCGGGCCGTGTAATAAATTCTGGATGCCGTTCCGTTGCTTGCCGTAATGACAGAACTTGTCTCTTCAGCCCAATCCGATGGAGATGACAAATAGTGAATCACATCGTCATCGTTCAGAGGATACATAGTTCGAATCAGGTTGGAGAACTCATTGCATCGAGTTCCAAAAAGAAAGGCGGAGCAAGCATTGCGGACTGCTTTATCCACTGTATCCTTATCCTGAAACATTGCGGGGTCTGCCGGAATGTTCTTTCGGAACAGCGGGATACGGATACTGTCCAGTTTCTCGAAGACATCCATATCGTCGATGAAATCGCTGCTTTGAAGCAACGCTTTTACGGGTTTGGAGGCCATGTAAATAGTTTTGCTATCCACAATGAAGCCGCCAAATTCCCATTTTGCGAATCGTGAAAAGGATGGCTTCTTATTGTCCGACGAATCTCGGTCCTGAACCATCACATAGAGCGATTCAACTTGATGTTCCTTAACCAAAACCGGACGCTTGAAAAACGAGTAATAGTGGGAGAACACGATGTCATCGCTGCGTTTTGCGCCCTCAAAAAAGGTCATGGTCCAGTTTGAGAGAAAACGAATCAGTTCCTCAACAGTAAAAGTCAACATAGTATATATTACCTCTTTAGATGGTCAGCACAGCAGAATCGAAGTTTTCCAAACAGTCGCAACTCAAGAACTGACCTCCACAAATGGGGCATTTCTCGATGTCGCAGCCGTAGTGATGATAGTAGCCGATTCTGGCTCCACAATCGCCACAGCGGATATCTTTCTCTTCCGGAGTACCAACGGATTTTTCGTACCAGTCGCCGGGGTCACCGACCTTGATACGGTTAAAGGTTTTCTTGTGTTCGCCTTTGATGACCACACGCTTATACGAGCAGCCGTTGGCCGTCAGCATTTCGCGTCCGCAGTAGTTACATTTCGCCATTGTTTGCTTCCCCTCTCAGCAGTTCACGTGCATGGTCGAGAACTTCCTTTGCGACAGGTTTACCACCTTCGTTCAGAGCGAGAAATACTTCCAGAACCTCTGCACGGGTCGTATTCTGGTCAAGTTCAGCAACACCAATGGAAGCATCCATGAACCAGTTTTTATCCAGAACGGAAAGGTCGTTGTAAAATACGCCTTTGTACGGGAATCGGTTCTCGTAAAAAGCAAGCAGGGTCAACATACGCTGCTTGCCATCAACGATTTCATAGTAGTTGCCATCGTTGCTTGTGCGAGTGAATGGCAGCTGCTTAAAGACGAAACGACCAATCTCGCGACCCATAAAGATGCTGTCCAACAGCTTTTCCCTGTCCTCATCACCCCAAACAGAACCACGCTGATAATCAGGGTTGAAATCAACGCCGAACAGGTATTGGAAGCTGAGCAGAGAGTACATGCTGCGGTTTGAGTAGTGCAGGCGGGACAGTGCAGAATTGCGCTTGGCAAAATACGTGCTATTGCCATTATCCAGTGGGCGAACACTTGTCCAGGCCCAGCAGGAATAGTCGTCACAATTTGCACCACTGCGGATAAGATACATGTACCCGCCTTCCAGAGCCTCGTCAACAACGCAGTTTAGAAGGTGACCAACCTGTACTTTGTCGCCGACCGTGAAGCGATAAGAGGGTTTCCCTGCACGCTTGGCAGTTTCACAGGCTCTCTCGTAGGAAAGACCTTCGAGCGCAGCTTGTTTCAGGTTGATTTTTGCGATTTCTTTTCTTGCACTTTTCTTAGCCATTGCGATTCTCCTTAACCAATCCGATGGACTCCGAACAAAACAGCAGGAAGAAGCTGTTCATACGGGGTGTATTGGGCAAAATCGTAGATTTGAGCCTCATCGCTGATGATGTATCCGCCAGGGCAGGATTCGCCATCGTCATTAGAACTACCGTTGTCCTCAAGACCTCGGCTTTTGAGCTCGTTGAGGTAATCCTTACGCATAGCATCGTATGCTTCTCCGGGAGTGGAATACTGCTTTGGATTTACCTTTGTGAAAAGATGGCCCTCGTCATCGGTAAAAGTTTTTGTGATGATAAACATAATTTACACTCCTTTTTTTGTAAGTACGCAAAAAGGCGGGCCTCCAGATATTGGAAGTCCGCCTTCAAGCGAAATGTGAATTGTACGAAAGGCAAAGCACCTTTTCGATTGCTGGTATCTATCGTACAATTCTAATTGTATGGGTCTCGCACGAATGTGCAATGGTCTTTAACCAAGCATCGTCACATCACCATCAACGTACCAGATGTACTGCTTCCAGTTAGAAGCGGTCGCACCAGGGATGAGTTTCAGCGCAGAAGCTGGAGGCACGCGACTCGGCTCAAATGACATCTCGTAATGCTTTTCCAGGCCGTATTTCCGCAGAACGATACTCGGCATTACTCTGCCAAGCTCGTACCACTTGCGAGGCGGGATACGGCTGCAATGTTCGCGGTGAATTTCAGCGTATTCCTGCTGGAATTTGTGAATGGCCCGAAGCAGCTGACACATCGGGCAGGTATTAAGGATGCCAGGGTCCTTGTAGCGGTATACTACAAGACGATATTTATCGTGTTCCTTGGTGGTCAGAACGACACCAAAATAGTTTTTTGCCATGATATCCTCCTCGTTTTAGTAGTTAGTACCATACTCCAGGGCGTAATCCGGACGCTGATATTCGACGACCGGCTTTTTCCAAGAGCAGATGGGTTCAGTATTGGCGCTCGGAAAATGAGAGCTGATTCCGTTGGTGGCAAGCAAAGCTGCCGTGCAATCCGCAATCTGTGCAAGAAGCTCAGGATTCCATCCAAAGGTGTCATCTCCGGTCAGCTGCTTGCACAGGACTTGTGCCGCTCGAAGAATTTCAGTGTCTTTGGATTCCTGCTGAATAGGTTTCGGTGCAGCAATTGTGACATTTCGTGCAATGACGTTTTTGGGCAATGGCTCATCGACCCATTTTCCCTCGTAAACCTCACGGGCATAGAAACCGTCTTTGTCGAATTCGTCAAGGCGAACCCAATGGTCGGCTTCCCAGGTCCTTTGAGCGATTCCGTCTGGATTGATAGTAACCATCACACGTTCATCGTGTGCGTTGTTTCCCCAATGGGTTTCAGAGTCATTGCCAAACTCCTGAATGAGAAGTTTCCTTGCGAGTTCTCCATCGGTCAGTGCAGCCAATTCTTTGATTCGTTTTGTCTTCATATTTTTTCTCCTTTTTCTGTAAACAAAAAAGGCAGGCCCATCGTGGTGATGAGTCTGCCTAGTTGTATCAGTTTGTGAATTGTACGAGTGCTGAAATGCGCAGATGCTATCTATCGTACATTCACAATTTTACCGGCATCGCAAGCAGCGTCAAGCTGTAGCAGCGGCGTCAGCAGTTGCTTTTTTGGCTTCCGTGTATGCTTCGCAAGCCGCGTGATATTCACTCAGCTTAATCTGCGTAACGGTGTCTGGAACCTTGGTGCTGCGAGTTGCATATTCGCAGGAATAATATCCGTAGATATTTCCCTGCTCATCATCCCACAGCTCCGTAGTGATGCGGCCAGAACCGTTGAAGTCGGCCCACCAGAACTGGTTGGCAAGGAATTTCTTGCCGTTCACGTTCTTACAGACCTCATCTTCCCACAGGCAGTTCATGGGCGAACGCTGCTTGAAGACAACAAACCCGTGAGCGTCACGGCGTTTCATAACCTGGGACTCGTATTTGGCGAGCAGTTCCGGCTTCAAATCAACAGTCAGTCGGTCATTCAAAACATACGAAAGCTTCTCATCAGGGAAATATTTGTCGAAGAACTGCTCTGCAATTTCAATGAAATGCGCTTTTTCCTCCTTTGTCGCGAAATAATTCTTGTAGAAAGTGGTGCCGGGATTTACCTTAAATGCCATTTCAACCATTGCTATTACTCCTTTTTCATCTGTACAGTCCAGCCGTTCACGTCGGAATAAACCGCATAGAGCAGTGTTGCGAAATTATAGCCTCCGTCATACAGCGTATAACGAAGGGAAATGTTCAGCGCAAGAGTGCGTTCCTTGACGGTGCCATCACAATCAAGATAGCTGAATATCTTTGTCGGATGGGAAAACCATGCTTCACATTCTTCATTGAATTTATCTTCATCGTATTCCACGACTTGCTTGAAACACGAATCAAACGTGGCAAGCTTGACCGACGAAAATACATCAGCCATCATCCCGCACTTTTCAATCAATTCATCAGGCCATTCGACTTTGATGATTGCTGCACCATTGTGCAGCTCTTTCAGTTCTTTGCGGGGGCTCAGCGAGACGTTGTAGCGTTCACTGAGGAAGGTGAACAGCCAGGACCAGTCAATGACTTTCAGGAAGTTGGATACTTCCTTGGAATCCATGAAAATTTTGATTTCTTTACGTGCCATGATATATCTCCTCACTATATTATTCGGTGCCGAATTTAGCCCACGCTTCTTCGACACTCATGTGATAAGCAGCCTTGAACTGTTCTTTGAAATACGCATTGAACAATTCCCGGTGGTGAGGGCTCATGATGACTTCAAGAGTAAAGTCGGGGTCGTCAGTAGAACTGTTGCAGTAAGATACATAGGCATGAATGGTATCGTCCGGATGCCAGTCAATGTACATGTTAATCCAATCTGCATTTTCTTCTGAGTTCAAATCAAGGCCAAATGCCATATCAGCATCAAACCAGATAGGAACATAGACGTTAATCCAACCGTCGTAGATAACTTCCGCTTTGCCGTCGAGCACAAACCGCATCAGCTCAGCAAAGTTCTGCACCACAATCGAATCTTGAGTGCAAAGGTCATGAACCAACTCATTGTGAGTCATTATGAAATGCCTCCTTGTTATTTGTTTTTTTGGTTTTATTATTTTTTGAAACTGTCGAAGAACCGAATCATCTCGCGGTTTACACCGACTGCGGATTCGGATTCAGGATACAGTGCTGCAAAAGCATGAACGGTTTCCTTCTTGGAAACAAACCCGTAATCGTGGTGAACGCGCTCATTTTCGAGGCACTTCTTAAATCCGAAAGTCTGTTTCTTGAGAAAGTCCTTTTTCCCGGTGCAGATATAGCACGGGGGGACGAGTTTGGAATAGGTCTCAGGCTTGATGAACTCAGCATAACTGTGATTCTTCCAGCCCTTAGACATATAGTAGTTCTGAAGCAAACCTACCTGGCCCTTGTAGATGTAATACATACCGCTCTGCAGGCCCATCGCGTCGATGACGAGCTTCTTGGCTGCCTCGGGTACGTTCTCTTCCAGTTCGTCCTCTACCGGCTGCATCTTGACAGGATAGCGGAGAATAGAGCTTGCCATGCAGGCAAGGAATGCGCCAGCGCTGTCGGCAACTACAAAGACCTGATTCAAGTCACCGACGAAATCTTCAGCACGTTCAGCTACAGTAGCAAACGCATTGATGACATCGGTGATTTGACCGAAAACATTGGTTTCAGGAACCAGACGGTAATCCGGTACAAAGGTGAGATAGCCTTCCTTAGCGAGCCAGGTTGCCAGGTTTTGATTCTGTTCTTTCCGGCCAGCAATCAAGCCGCCACCATGGATATCGATGATAATCGGATGCTTTTCGGCATCGTTATCCGGGCGATAAACGTCCATGAGAAGATTCTGCTTGCCGCAAATACCAATCTCAGTGGCAGTTATGCCTTCATGAGGCATAACAGGCTGAGACTTGATAATTTCTTCTACATGGGTGCGTTCTTTCTTGGTGGCGGCATTGATGAAATTCATGTTAAAAACTTCCTTTCAAAAAAATGATAAAAATAAAAGCGGCCGCCAATCTATAAAAAATGAGATTAGTGGCCGCTTGGGTGTTACTGAAATTCAAATGTGTATTGGGTTCCTCTTTCGGTTTTGACGAAGATTCTGCTGCCTACAAAGCCAATGGCTTTTACCGTGCTGGTACGCAGAATGTCTTGCTGTTTTGGTGTCGTTGTTTTGAATACGAGAGGCTGTCCGCTTGACAACTCAAGAGTTCCGACCCGTCCAATGAGCGGAAGAACTCTTGCGTTGAGACTTGTGGTGCTGTGTAGCACACAACTGCTGCTAATCCGCATCATTGTCCTCCTGATATGAACTGGTCAGATATCCACATCCGGGTACTGATTCAACACATGATTGAACCTGTTATCCAGATGTTCATCGTTTTCGTCCCGTTCGGGATAATCAAACTTTCCTTCCTCTTCTGCTGCATCCCCCAAGCGTTCCATGAGTGCAATGACGCTTTCGAGCCAGGCGGAAGCCTTGCCAAACGTGTCATCCTCTTTTCTCTTGGCATAGAGCATGTCAGAGACTTCTTCAAGAGCCATTTTCTGCTGGTACAAAGTATTCCAGTTGATGTGCTCTACAGCGGAACGCAGGGGAGTTAAGTGTTCTGTTTCTGTTACAGTGTTCGTTACGGTCATCCTTCATTTCTCCTTGTAGTGTTTAGTTACGATAAACGTCAGCAAAGCACCGCAAAATTCCAACAAAAAAAGCAGACCTCCAAACGGATAGTCTGCTTCTCAGAATTGTGAAATTATAGCGTATGTGTGCTGTTATCTATCATACAATTTTTATTGTATGCGTTTCGCACGAATACGCAATAACTATTTTTTAGAATTAAGAATCGGAATTTTCCGAACTGTCGCTGTTATCATCGGAACTGGACTCAGCGTTTTCGTCCGCCGTGGAATTGTCACCAGATTCAGCGTCGGTGTTTTCTTCCGCGCTTGTATCCTGTTCGACAGTCGAATCACTGTTGACTGATGCGTATGTACCAGTCAAGATGACGGGTGCTTCACCATAACCCAGATAACCGCTAATCAGGCTGCCGGAATTCTCAACCAGGTACTTGGTTTCCGTCATGTTCGGGAACAAGTAGATATCCTGAATCGTAGTGCCCTTCACATTAGCGCTGTCAAAGGTATCATTGCATGCTGCGACAACACTATAGCCGTCATAGTTCCAAACCAGATAGAAGTTCTTGTCGCCAATTTCGACATCATAGTGCGCATCCCGGAAATCCTCGAAAGTACGGTACTGCTTGCTGGAATCGAAAGCGACAGAATCGTTGTTCGTCCAATAAAGCCCGGACGGATTGCCAAACAAGCCATACAGGAAGTTGAACTGCTCTTTCGGTTCTCCGTCAGTTGGATAGCCGTCGAATTTGTCCGGAGTGACAGACGAATAATAGAGGCCGTCAAGGAACGCATCGCCGATATTGATGCCATCATCATTGGCTGCACGACCGTCCAGCATCAAGGTCAGTGAACCGCCGTTATATCCAATCGGATAATAGTCGCAGCCATCTTCTTTGCTGGCAGTGTGAATTGAGAAATCGCTGATTTCCTTTTCCACGCCTTCGCCTGTAGATTCGGCATTGATTTCACCAATGACTGTATCGCCGTTTTCGAGTTCGTTCAGTTTCAGATATCCCTTTACAGGCAAATCTCGGACATCCTGTAATGCAACGTCCGTGATATCCAGCGTTTTGCCGGTATCAACACTTCGCAGCGAATAAAACTTGCCGCCGTCATCATAAGACAGAGGGCTCTGTCCCATCGAAATGCCGTCCGGCCAGGTAGTGTCGGGATTGTCCAGCGTGCCGGGCGTGAAATCCGGGAGATTCGACAACAAAGACCAGGCATTGATGGGTTCCGGGGTCGGTTCTGCTGTCGGTTCCGGCGTTGCTGTGACGGCAGCCTGTGCTGCTTCGGCACTTGCCGCTGCGGCCGCCTGGTCTTTCCGTTCCTGAACCACAGATGTGGCACAGCCAGAAAGCATCATAGTGAGCGCCATTGTTGCTGCGGTAACATTGATAATTTTTTTAGTCATGCGTCTTTGACCTCCTTGTGCTTGTGGTTTTGCCCTATACCAATGAGCGAGAGACCTACCACGCCGATAAACAAAGTGAGAAATCCGAGTCCAAAAGCAAAGGCAATATATTGAATTACGTCAATGAGTTTAATCCATTTTGCAACCGCAGCTGCTAAAAAAGCCAGCAGCCCAAAGCAGCCGGTCAGATAAATGAGCAAGCCAAACTGTGCAGTTCTGCTAAAAAAGGATTCAAGTGTTTTCATGATAAACTCCTTTCATACTTTTTATGGTATACGATTCGCAAGAGCCTGCAACAGGAAAATAAAAAAAGCTGCCCAACCGAAGCTGGACAGCCTATGTATGATTATATATTATCGTCTGTTATCTCGTTCTTGTCTCCTGCGTTCGCGCTCCTCATACTCTTTTTTCTGATACTTGAGTCGTTCATTCAGCAGGAAGGAGTTTTCATCGCGAGTCATTTGCAGTTTTACCTCGTACCAGCAGCCGTAAAGAAAGGCTGCCAGAATGCAGAAGCCAACGATTTTGACTAAGAGGTTGAAAAGGACGTTCACAATAACCGGAAAAATATAGCCGATGGCTTTGGCGATAAGCAGGATGAGCCCACCGAAGACAACGATTTTTGCGATTGTCTGAACAACGGGCGGGAAATCGCCCAGGACTTTGGAAATGGTATCGTTAATTTTGGTGATGATATTAGTGTTTTTGCCACCGTTGTTATTATTTTCTGCCATGTCGGTTCCTCCTTTTTGTGCCAATTATAGCACATATCAGCGCAAAGCGCTACATCCCGCACAAGGAATTTTTCTGTGCAAATGTCGAACAAAAAAATAATGCCGCCACCCTTTCGGATGACGGCAAGTGCTGTTATTTCTTTACGGGGATATTCTCGTCAAGAATAACATCGAAGTTGTAGTGCGGCATCTTAGATGCATCACCACCAGCAGCTTCGAGGGTCATGTAAAAGTCCTCGTCGTTCATTGCCTGCACGAGAGTGTTCATCTCGTCGCAGGTATGCTTGAGCATGGGGCCACGCTTGTTGCAGTACATCACAGCCGAAACAGGCTGAATGCCCTGTGCAACCATACCGTCCCAATGAGTCCGCAGCTCGGTTACAGACTTCAAAGTAGCAACGCCGCTCATGAAGTCATAAATCTTGCAGTGGGACTCGTCGATATGTTCCAGAACGTCGATACGAGTCCGGTTTGCGTACAGCGGGAACTGGAGCTCTACTTCATTCCCAGTGTCAGCAACCAACCGACTGGCGAATTCCTGCGCATACTTTTCAAGAGTGAGAGGCTCACTTTCGAGAGGCTTTACGTTCTCGGCAATAGCGTCGAAAATTTTACGCCATCCCTTGTCGCTCAGGTCGATATCCGACTTGTTGGCGAGGGTATTCAAGAACCCACGCGGCAGACCGGAAATATCAACAGCAACAACGCCGGTGAAAGCGTTGAAGGCCGGGTGACGAGCCTTGTCCCAGATGGTATCAAACTGAGCGGTGGCGATAACACGCTCGCCGAGCTGGATATCCAAGCCCTGCGTAAGCATGTTGTTCTGGTAGAAATGCTTCAAGTCATAGCCACCAGTAACAACACCTTTGGTCGCATCCGTATCCAGCTGACCACACTCAACCTTGACAGGAATCTCGTACCCATCATAGTCAACAGTGAAGTTCTTTTCCTTCTGCTTTTCCTTATACGGCTGGAAAATGGGCTTGACGAGAACGTCACAAGTCTTACCATTTGCCATATGGAAATCAGGAATCAGGATACGGGCGGGAGCAACGCCGGTAGCGTCAGGTGCCAAGTAATTGCGGTACTTGACACCAAAGTGCTCAGCCAGGCAGGTGCGCAGCACGTTCAGGCTGGTGACCCGGCTCTCGGCACAGCTGCCGTTCTTGGTCAGCATGGTGCTGGCAGTAGCCTTGTCCATCTCCACATAGATGATGGTAGAAGGAGCGCCAAGAGCCTTAAACTGCTCACGCATAACGACATCTGCCATAGGAATCTCTTCCTGCTCGGACATCGTCATGGTCGTAGCGAACGGGCCGTCAACGCGATGATAGCTGTCCTCTCCAGGCTGCTTGGAAGCGATGAACCAGGGATACTTGTTGCGAGTTGCAACAAGGATGAAGTTGTTTAAGCCAACACCGTGAATACACAGTGGGCCTTCATCGGTATGTCCATTACCAAACTGCAGGTTTTCCGGCAGCTTTTCCTTAGACATACCGTTACCCCAGTCGGCAATAACCACACCGATTAGGTTTTTGGCATGGCCTTTCACAATCGCGACCAAGATGTTAATGGCATCTCTGCAATTAGAAATGGCGTTATCAACCGGCTCACAAGCGGCATCGCTCATGGGTAACTTCTGGCGCGAAATAGCGTCAAAGTAATGGTTGGTGATGCCGACGTTGAAAGTGACGTTGTTATTCTTCTTAGCCATAATATAACCCCGTAACGTGGGGCCGTCGTGCTGCTCTCGAATTTATCTCCACAGCAATGTGAGCCCCATGTATCGGGGATGTTATTATTCCTTTTTGTCGGTTTTGCAGGAGCTATCAGCAATATCAGAAATTGCTTCTTTTACAGCTCCGAAAACATCAGTTGCTTTCAGAAAATCTTCTGCCAATCCTTTGATGTGGCTGTAGTTTTTGAAGACTTTCTTCACAATAAATGCGCCAACGATTGATACTACTGCCAAAAGCAGCAGAGCTTTCGCGGCCTCGGTCAATTTTACTTGCTCTAACAAGAGCGCGAGTATCACGCCATCTTTGCTCAGCTAGGTCTTAATTAGACTGTGAACGAATGAACCATAGCTAACTGCATATTGCTTAGCTTTGGTTTCGTGGTTGCTGATAATGGTGTCTACTCGCTAAATTATGTTTCGAATCATGATAATGTCCTCCTTAAAAAGGTTTGAAATTGTTATAGGGTATATATAAATACGCTCTTAACGCGGCGTTCGCGTGCAGGAACATTTATATAAACACATTAACGCAGTGTATACGTGCCATGCTGATTAGCATGACAATTCTATGTAATCAGCCTTTTCTTCGGCTGTCAGAAGTCCACGTTCCGTGGGATGAATCTATATTAAACGCAGAAAATCTGCGGGAATCCTCAAAAAAGAAAAAGGACAGAAACCCAATATGGGCATCTGTCCTTCTTCCAGGAGGAATATGAACTATGGCAAATCAATGATATCTCTGTTACATTATCTATTCTATGGGTATCGCACACGCCGTCAAGAAATTAGATGTATTTTTTGAAAAAAGTTTGCACGCGTGAAAGTTGCCAAAGGATTTTGCTGCACGGCGTGTAAGTTTATTTTGTGATACGCAAAACACGCGATATTTCGTATAAAACAAAAAAGCCGCCCACCCGGTAAAGGGCAAGCGGCAAGAGGTTAAGATTTGATGTACAAGGACGTTCCCTTAAACGGATTCAAGAGACCGGGCTTATATTTAGTGCGAACATACTCTGCAATTTCGGTATCCGGCATTGCGTTCAGAACGTCAAGCCAACACTCGGCATTGATAGCCATGAGGCCACCCATGCCAAGAGCATTTTCACAACGCCTGATGTCAGAAGCAAATGCGGTGTGAAATTCGCAGGATTCCGCAGCCTTGATGATGCGGTCAAAGTCGTACATACCAAGACCTCCTCACTGGCACAGAGCTTTGAGGTCATCCTCACTCAGAACAGGCACACCCAAAGCGTTCGCCTTATCGAGCTTGGAACCGGCAGCTTCACCGGCAACGAGATAGCTCGTCTTTTTGGAAACACTGCCGGAGACCTTGCCGCCATGTGCTTCGATGTAGGTTTTGGCTTCATCGCGGCTCATGGAAGGCAGCGTGCCGGTGATAACGAACGTCTTACCGGATAGCGGTGCGGATTCATCGTTAGCACCTGTTGGGGTATGGTAGTCGAGATTGACACCTGCATAGCGCAGCGCAGCAATCTCCTGCTTGAATTCAGGGCCGGACAGCATCACGTCGAGCGCAGCATAGATAGCGTCAGAGAAGCCAGGAATGTTGCACTCTTTAATGGTATCCACATTAAGGGTAGACAGCGTCAGCAGACTGCCGTTCGTTGCCTTGCACTGAGTAAACAGCGCTCGAGCCACATGGCCACCGATAAGACGGTAGCCAAGTGCTTTGAGAACACGGTCCGCATTCTGACTCTTGGATTTCTCAATGGAATCGAGAACTTTGTCAACGACTTTTTTGCCGTACATTTCGACAAATTTGGTGGTGTTCATGTACAGCTTATAAAGGTCAACGGGGCTTTCGATGAGCTTGTTGTCAACCAAGTACTGAATCATCTGAGGGCCAAGTCCCTTGATGTCCATGCAGGGCTTCGAGGCAAAGTGGATAACGCGATTCACAGTCTTTGCCGGGCAAGCGCCATTGGTGCAGTAGAGGTCCACAGAACCGTTGACCGGTGCGATAGGCGCACCGCATACGGGGCAGACCTGCTTTGTCATGTCGTAAGGTACGGCATCAGCCGGGCGTTTCTCCAGCTCCACCATCGTGATTTTCGGGATGATGTCGCCGGACTTGTGCAGGACAATCGTGTCACCGATACGGATATCCAAAGCCTTGATGAAATTGGCGTTATTGAGCGTTGCACGTTCCACGCGGGTTCCAGCGAGCTGAATCGGGTCAAAGACAGCAACAGGAGTGACGCGGCCAGTACGACCCGTCTGCAGCTGGATGTTGCGCAAGACAGTTCCCTTTTCCTCTGCGGGATACTTGTATGCAATAGCCCATTTCGGGGTTTTGGTGCGCTCGCCCATCTTCTGGCGAATGCTCAGTTCATCGACTTTGATAACTGCGCCGTCAATCGGGTAATCGATATCATAGCGCTTTTCCTCAATGTCGTGAATGGCTGCCAAGATGCTATCAATGTCATTGCAATGAGCGTAATAGGTGGTCTTAAAACCGCAGACGTCACGCAGATAGTTCAGCTGGTCACAATGATACGGGCTGAACTGTGCTGCATCACCATTGTTGACGCTCTGAACATTGAAAACGAACACCTGCAGATTGCGTTCCCGTGCAATGGCCGGGTCAGACTGACGCAGAGAGCCAGCAGCGCAGTTGCGGGGATTCGCAAAGAGCTTCTTCCCTGCTTCCGCCTGCTTTGCATTGGCTGCTTCAAAGTCCTTTTCCGACATATAGCACTCGCCACGGAGTTCGATTTTGCCGATACCCTTGGGCAGCTCGATGCTGCGAGGCAGGCAAGTGAGGGCTGCGACATTGGCGGTCACATCCTCACCGACATGGCCGTCACCGCGCGTCGAAGCCTGGGTCAGATAGGCAAGACCATCGTCAGAACGTTCGTAGACAAGAGACAAGCTCAGACCGTCGATTTTGCGCTCCACAGAGAAGGTCACATCGGAGTATTCAGCTTTCACCGAATCCACAAAGCTGCGGACCTCATCATCGGAAAACACATCAAGCAGAGAAAGCATCGGTACACGGTGTTCAACCGGAATACCGAGAACACGCTTGCCGCCAACAACCTGTGTAGGGCTGTCAGCGGTCACGAACTCAGGATGTGCCGCTTCGATATCACGAATCTCGTGCATCACGGAATCGTATTCCTCATCCGTTACAACCGGAGCATCCTGCTCATAGTAGGCGGCACTCCATTCTTTAGCCTTTGCGCAGAGGCTGTTGTAGTATTCTTTGGAAGAAATAGGCAGATTATTGTTAGACATAATATTTTACCTCACGTATGTTATTTTTTTGTTTTTTATAGCGTAATGGTTTGCGACTCAGTAGTAGCCTGGCTGACATCTTCAATACCATCCACAAAAACTGTTGTTCTGATAATGATACGGAAAGGAACGCCCTTTTGCCAGGTGGTGTTTGCACGGAGTTCATCCACCAGGCCAATCAGTGCCTGCATCTTGAGCATTTCGATGGTATAGCGAGTCGGAATCATGGTTCGGGTCGTCTCGAGATAAAAATGCCGATTTTTCTCATTGTATCCGAGAGAATCGTTCGTAACATCCATTTTTGCAACAACGGTGTAGTCGCTTTTAGGGATATCCTCAAACGGTTCCAGAGACTTATCCAATTCTACCATGCGTTTATCGAAGTCTGCAATAATGCGGGCTTTTGCTTTTTCGTAAATTTCGCTTGCCTGCCGAACCTGCTCCCGATAACACTTCACACACTCTTCTTTCGTGTAGAAGATGTTGATGGAAGTACCAGAGTTGCAGCGATACCCGGTTTTATCCATGGGAGCAATGACGGTTGAAGAAATCTTGCCCTTATTTACCGGCCGAAAATAGACCGGAGAATAATAGATGGTTTTGCTCGTTTCTTTTGCATCCGTAACAACAACGGGGGTAGGTTTGATGTTACGAATCGGTCCTTTGGTCGGCTCCGCATTTGCGCGATAATCGCAAATCCAAGCCATTTTGCCGAGGACGTTTTCAAGGTTCTCAACATAATCGTACATGCCGAGGTTATTGGTCTGGCGCGTAGGATTCTTTTCTCCAGAACCCTTAATCATCAGCTTGACGCCGTTTTCGGCGAGGTATTCATTCAGCTTCATAATGCTATTCCCTTTCTATGATTGTTATTTTATCGGGCCTTTGTGAGTACGGCAACGACCAGCTCCTCGTAGTCTTCGATGGCACAGTAGATGTCAGCGAAACCATAGGCGTGGCCACGGTCGTAGGCTTTCTGCCAGAGGATGGTTGCAGCCTTTTTGGAAATGCTGCGTTTCGTTTCGGCTTTGATGTCTTCCTGAATTTGAAGTTCGATAGCTTCCGAGATGTGTTCGATTTCTGCATTCTGCGCCTTCTTCAGCCGAGAGCATTCCGCATCCCAGGCTTTCTGTCGGCGAACGACCTCTTCCCTGTTCCAGCGCACCGATTTCTCTTCGTCGATGATTTCACCGTCTTTTGGGCGTTTAGAGTTGGGCTTAGTAGGTCTCTTCCAAGCGGTTTCAAGTCGGTTGCCAAGAGCCGTCCATATACTACCCATGATAACACTCCTTTTTTCTTGTACGCAAAAAGGCGAACCTCCCGGTGTGGGAAGTCCGCCTTAAAGCGAAGTGTGAATTGTACGAGCACACAGTGTGCTTAGTAGATGGTATCTATCGTACAAGCTAAATTATACGGGTCTCGCACGAAAACGCAAGATTATTCATCCATTGCTACAGTCACCAAACAGCAAATTATATGCTTTTTCGATTTCAGAATCAGACATGGCCTTCCCTTTTTCTTCAATGCTGTGCAGAATTAGAGTCTTGTCGCTCTCCTCATCCGGCACGAAGCCAAGAATCACATCCAGCTTGTTGCGATTCTCGTCCTGTGCAAGATACTCTTTGATTTCGGACCACTGCGCATCGCGCTGGTTCAGAGCGTCAACGTTCTGGACACAGAACGGGTTCTCACTTTGCGGCATAGAACCGGCAAGGTATTTGGTGTCATTGCAATACATCTTGATAAGCCGGACTATATAGTTCCGCTCTGCTTTGGTTCTTGCAGTCAGAATGTTGCTTGCGCTCTGGTACTTGTAGTTATCCCCAACAGCTTCCAACGACTCTGCAATCTGTCGAAAACTCAGCATTTCGTTTGTGGCCTTGTCATGCTGCGACACGGTGGAAGCATAGTATCCTTGTTCCGTTTCGTTTGCTTCTACCACGGCAGCGAGATTCGAGTCAATATGGATGAGCCGTTCACTGTTATCCCCTTGCGCACGAATTGTGTTGTTCACTTTCGCAATCCAACTGTCAGTTTCCGTAGCATCATCGCCCGCATAGAGGTAGGTTACAATATCCGGGTTAGTAGGGTTCGGAAGCTCCGCACAAGCCAAGGTCAGATTTCGCCCGTATTCTTTTGCCTGAAGGTACATGTTCGGATAATCGTCTTGTATTGTCTGAGCGATTGCCTCAACCTCGGCCTCGTCTTTTTCAATGACAAGGCCGACAGTGGCTACCTGCTCTTCAATGTTGAGCTGTTTCAAAATATCCTCAAGGTCAAATACAATAGCTTCTTTGTTGTTTGTATAGAACCGGATTTTCATAAATTAGGGCAAGGAGACCCGCGACTTCAGTCGTGGGAGGAATTGCCCGTTCACATCCTTTCAATTAAATAATTTGTTGCGGGCTCTAAAAGTCGCAGCTTTTTGAATGTCACGCCTTTAGAGACGCTTGTGCCATCCAGCTTTTTAAGCGTAAAGCTCCCCGAAGAGCGACGCCCGGAAACGAAGCATTCTTGCTCTTTGTAGAGGACCTTATCCCACAAACGGTAACCTTCAACGAGATAGGGCATTTGGCTTCTTTTACGGATACCCTTTTTAGAGAAATTTGCTTTATGAGTTTGCCGATTATGGTGTCTGATAGCCTTTGTACGGTAGCAAACGCTGCAAGGTTCAGCCAGTGGATGCTTGCTAATACAACGAGCATCGTTTGTATGGCTCTTCTTGATGTCATTTTGCTCACGGCGCATTTTAGTGATATAGCCATAAGTTCCCTCAACAGGGATAGGCAGCTCTTCTTTCAAACGTGCCATTAAGGTTTTGCGCATGATGCCCATGAAAGCAGCATCACGAAGAGGCTTGCCGCGTTCCTTGCCGTCAAGGGTTACTTTTCCTTTGTGAAGGTTCTTGTGGCATGTGGTACACAAAGTAACAAGGTTGCTTGGAGCGTTGCCACCAGTCTTACGGCTTTCGAGATGATGCACATGCAGCTTGACTACTTTTTCGGCAGTATTATGAGCACCACAGCATTGACAAGTGTAATGGTCACGCTTCAAGACATACTGACGAACATTGTATTCGTCATACATCTCACCAAGCTGATAGTCGGTTCCTACCGGTAGAGGCTTTCCGGCGAGCATTGCCTTCAAGCGCTGTGTATCAAACTCTGCTGTTTCTACTCTTACAAGAGAGATAGGCAAAATTTTACAGATACGCTTAATGACGGTGATGTGCTCTTGAATTTTTACTTCTACTGAAGGTGCCAGCCAGCCTTTATGTTTGCTATGTACACGGTTATCAAATCTTGGTGCGCGGTAACGGGTCTTGCGGTAGCGTCTTGAGCGGCGGTTCTGCTTGCGCGTAGAAAGCAATTTCACCACATCGCTGCGAGGAGTAAACTCTTCGCTGTAAAGTTCTCGCTTTTCCGTAGATGCAGATAAACCGACATGTTTACTGCCAGCATCAACACCCAAAGTGATAGGTTGTTTGTATCCCGCACTTCCGTACAGGAGCTTGATGGTAAACGGTGTGCGCCTTACAACGCATGCTTTTTGCTGCTTTAATAGCAGACGAGCCTTTCCGGGTGAGCACGGCATCAAGGGCTCGCCGTGCTTGTTAAGTACATACACATATTGCATGATGCCATGCTCCTTTCGATAAAATAGCAGCTAAAAAGAAGCTGCTCGCTCCTCCGAAGAGGGTAAAAATCCTTCCCCAAGGTTATAAACGGCTTGATGCAGCCACACCTGTCGGCTTTGCCTCAGCTTTACGTGATGTGTTGCCTTAGAGCGCACGGCTAGGATTTACACCGTACGGTAACTGTCTATTCGCTTATAACGGGGCGCAACTTAATGCGCATAGGGTAGTCAACATATCCTTACGGACACTTCTAAAGTGTAGACTTGCCGGAGCAAGCCCGCGACTTTAGTCGTGGGTTATTGACAGATTTTCCTCCTGGCAACAATAAAAAAGGCAGGCCCTCGGTTGGAAGGTCTGCCAAAAAACAGTTTGAGAATTGCAAAAAGGTCATTGTGTGGCTTTGACAGCTGCGTTTATCACTGTGTAGGCAATATCCAGGAGCCGAAACGCAAGAACTCCAAAAGATAATGCTACCAGCAAAAAGCAAAACACAAATTTTAGTTTGTTCTTACCCTGGAAATAGTACATTCCAAAGCAGGACGCGATGAGAACGCAGAGAAACACAACGACCCAAATAATATCAGCCATTGTCCTGTTTTTGATTCTGCTGAGTCGGCGGGGTCTTGACTTCAGCAGGAGCATTCGGAGTCTGATACTGAACATTCTGGCTCGGCTCTTTGGGAGTTTCGGGGGTCTGGTACTGAACAGTACTGGGGTTGTTCTGCTGTTCGGCTTTCTTTTCCTCATATTTGGTCTTGAGCTGAGAATAGGAATAGCCATCCTGCGGGATACCGTGATACTCATAATGGCCGAAAGCAAGAATTATGTTGAACACCGGATTCAGAAGGCAAAGACCAATCGTGAAACCAATACCTTCACCGAACGCAACAGCTTTCTTGTAGTTGGTGATAGCACCGATGATGAGAGCAACGACCAGGAACAGATTGCCGAGCAGCGGGATACCGGACAAAAGGCTCAGCACGACCGGAATCAGAAACAGCCAGCCGTTGCCCCAGTAGAGATTGAACTCAATGTAATTGCTGTAGAACGGGACGATGGATGCCCAGCCAGGCTGCCCGGCTTTCTCGAAAATCTTCCAGTTTGCAACAATTTTGAGTACAAAATACGCCACTACCAAAAGAATCACCGTGTAGAGCATTTCGCCCAATAGATTAAGAGCGCTGTAAGAATTATACATTTTATATCCTCCTCTTTCGGCATATGAAGCCGGATTATTCCTTCACTAAGTTCTTTGCCTGCCGCTGCCGTTCCGCAAGTTCTTTGCCGCGTCTGACCAGTTCCGCATATTGCTCTTCGGTCAGCTTGCGAGGCGGCTTGATTTTGACCCATTTCTTGGGCATATCTGCCTCCATACACCAGTCCTCATCCCGCGTGATTTTAACAGCATCAGGGTACTCTTTCGCAAGCTCTTTCAGCTGCGCCATGCGGGCTTTGTTGCAGGTATAGTAGGATGCTTTTTTTTCCGCATCATTGAACGTGATGATGGTTTCGCGTTCCCAGGGGCCGTCAGATGCCTGCGTGGCCACTTTTTTATCGGGCATGATTTTTCTCACCTCAATCGAATAAAATTGCCGATATAGCAGGGCCTTTGCAGATGTACCCGCTCGCCTCGGCCCATTTCGGCGTCATGAGCTTTCCGTTGGCCTTTACAAGCACCATCTTCCGAGCAGAGGTGCTCAGGAATTCTGCCGGAGCCCAGTTATTTCGCACAACGACGATAGCATTGTCGTCCGCGTTCTCAAGCATATGCTTCAGCTCTTTTACCGTCACCGTGTCACCTCCCGTTCAGTACATCGTCCAGTGCCTGCAAAAAAACTCTGGATTCCTCATTGATTCCGCCGCGACACAAAACCTTCGCAATATCGTCAAGTCCTACCAGGTACATATTCTCTTCGCCCATATACCCCTGCGGCCAGGGGACCGCATAGTAGTTGTGCGGAATAGAACTCGTGTCATAGCCGACCACAATATATTTCTGGTCTGCAACATTTTTCACCGTCAAGATAGTCCCAAGCGGTAATGCATCTTTCATGGAATGAGTAGTTGCAGGCATGATTCTCTGGATTTTCAAAACAGCACCTCCCTAATTTCAATTTTATGAGACTCGCACATTTGCGCAAGAAGACGAAACAACAAAAAAGCGGCCGCTCCCGAAGGAGCGACCGCAAAGATACGAGTCAGATATTATTCATGGGAATCAGCCTTCCTGAAATCAGAAAGTTGATTCTCAGTGGAACACTGCACGAAAGAAGTTTCCTTGCGCGGATTCACAAAAGCGTCTGTGGTCGCAAACGCATTGCCAAAACTCATATCACAGAAGACAACGTGTGCGCTCTCATCGTCAGAAGCACGAGGCGCAAAGCTGGTACATGCAAACCAATCCAATTCATCCTGCCCCTGTTCATCATAGAGATAAATGACGGGAGCCGGAATGTTGGGCGTCGGCATAGCCAGTGAGCCAACCTGCATTTCATTGACGCAGAGGTCGATGGGCGGGTTTCCATTTTGGTAATCCCACTCGGCGTAAGACTGGGCCCTGATGGTGGTGTCGCCATCATCTACCTCGATGCCAAGAGCAGCGATATCGAATGGAATACCGAGCTTCTCCTTGATTTCTTCCGGGGTGAAAGTTAGGAGCTTACCGTGTTCGCCTTGGATGTAGAGCTTCATGGCTTACTTTTCCTCCTTCTTCTTGTCGGCGTTCAGAATCTTTTCCAGAACGTCGTTGTAAGTATCATCGAGGAATCGACCGGTTTCTTCATCTGCTTCCGGAGCGGCGAAAGCACCGTCTTCTTCAGCTGCATCCTGTACAGCGTCGAAGACACCGATTGCGCCCCAAAGTTCATCGGCCAGAAGGTCATAGCCGAGGTTCTTCACTTTTGCCGACAAGTCAATCAGCAGCATTTTTTGCCGAAAGAACTCGTTCATATCCAAGCCGATGTAGGGTTTCGCTGCAGTATTGTTTTTCTGAGACTTTACTTTGAAAATGCCCCAGTCAAAGTTGCTGTCTGCGCCGTACATATACCCGGACGCAAGGCAGAAACCGTCTGCTGCACTGTCCTCAACGTTGATACCGACTTCATAATCGCTGCCGGAATCTTCGTCAAGGTCAATCGCATAACCTGTTGCCTTTTCGTACTCTGCCTCAATGTCAGTTTTCATGGCTGCCAGTAGAGCGTTGAAATCGGTATTCTGAGAAAGCAAGTTCATGCTTTCGCCTTCCTGATTTTTGATAAGAATGAACATAGTATTTACCTCCTGATAATTAAATCATGCTATCAGACAATTTGTCGATAGTCGCTGTGATGGTTTCGTTTTCCATCTGAGCCATACGCTCAAACAGATGAGACCAGTCGATGGCATCATGGACACGCATGACAAACGCATCATAGGTGCCACTGGCCTTCATCATTTCAATTTCAGACTCATAGCAGCCGGACTCCTCAAGCATGAACTTGATGTCGTCGGTTGGGTTGATTTGTATTGTTGCTTCGTACTCATTCATTTTGATTATTTCCTTTCTTTTATACGCAAAAAGGCGAACCACCCAAATGGGAAGTTCGCCTAAAGCGCATTGTTAAAAGTGTGCGAAGGGCAGGATGCCTTTTCGATATCTGTTATCTATCGTACAATTTATATCTTAACCCGTTCGCATAAATCCGCAACAAAAAACCGCTACCAAAATGGGCAGCGGTAATGAAAAATTAAATTTCAGCGCAGAACATCGCGAGCTTTTGCCACAGCAAATAGGTGCTGGTTTTCATGCGTACCTTTTCAGGAACGCCAGTGACGAGACACCATTTATGGGCAGTAGCTTTGATGCGGGGAATCTGCCGTTGTTCAGTTTCATTGAACATCTTGTTGTACATTCTGCGGCGACGTCCAGAATTCCAGCGCACGCCCTCCATAGTCTCGCAAATGAGAGCGTAGGCCAAATGGTTTTGGGCTTCTTCGTGAGTCAATGTAACCATCGTTTTCATGGCTGTCACCCTGCCTTTCTCTCATTGCGAGCCATATGCAGCGCATAATCAAGAGCATCGGGGTCGTCGGCCAAGAACTTGGTCTTTTTAAGAGTTCCGAGTTTTGGATGCTTCAGAATCATGTAGTTCCCTTTATCCTGGAAGAGAGAGCCCTTGTCATAGACCAACTCAACCTTTTCAGCGGACACTGCATAGTGGCGAATGCGGTCACATTCATCAGCATAGTTGATGGGAGTAATATAGCCGATTGGCTTGTTTTCTTCCATCCCTGTCACAGTGACCAGAAAAGCCTTAATGGTCCGGGCTTCTTCCTCTTCCTGCTCATCATAGTATTTGAACGTGATGAACATGGGAGTATCTTTCTTGTACGCATCTTCCTCAGGGCAGAGATACGTTCCACAAGAGCGGCAGAACCAGAGCATCGATACGGGCTTTCCAGTTTTCTGCGCTTCTTTTGCATAGCGCTTAAAAATCTTTATGTCCAGCTTGAAATCCTCGATGTAATGCTCAACCGTGCTTTTCACGATGAGTTTCAGAAAATCACAGATGGAAATAGCGGTCATAGTCATATTGGAAGTCATAATAAAAATCTCCTTTTTTAGTCAGCCATGACCTTGGAAACATTCATGTCATAGCGGTTGAACTTAGAAATATAGTCAAAAATGGTATTTACTTGAGCTTTTGTTGCGGTTTTGGTCTCATCCATATCGAGGAATGTATTGCCCATCGAAGGATTACGAATGGCAATCCAACCGCGTTTATATAGGAAATCGAGACCCTTGCCGCTCCAGTCATACGCCATATTGAGAACTTCATGGTCAGAAAGACCAAACACTTCTCGATTGCGCATGATGATGCGGCCAGCCAGGGCAGCGTGCTCGCCAAACTCGCAGGCATACCAGGTGCCATCGGGAGCAATCAGACCATATTCGGTCAGCTGATGCTGAATGGGTCTATCACTGATATAGCTGTTGTACAGTCGCTGACGGCGTTCAACGGATGTGCCTTTCATGTTTGCTTCAATCCAAGAGGCAAGCTTGGTCCAAAAATCGGTTTTGTAGAATTCCGGGTTGGATTCCTGCTCAGGAAGCGGTTCGCCATTGAATTCTGCAACAAGGTCTGGGTGGGTAAAAAGCCATGCACCGTTGTTGAATGCATCAGAATAACCCGTTTTTCCATAGAGGAAGCACTTGATACCGTCATAGCTGCAATCGATATAATGATGTTTTGCATTGGTGCAGAGCGTTTCATAGCTATCAGTCATAGCAAAGCGGTCAACATAATTGAGCGGATGTGCAATCATATCCTCACGAATTTGATTGACCAGCATCTTGCGTTGAAGCTCCTCAACCTTCTGCCCGAGGGAACGAACATGAACATTGTCATCGACAAGTTCAAACTCATTGACACCAACAAGTTTTTTCCGGCCTTCGATAATGTCCTGGCAAACATGCCTTTTTTCTTCCTCGTTGCCACCCATCATGCAGGAGAGCAGCAGCTCCTCACACTTTTTATACGGCTTGTCCATATTCCAGAACCAGTCACGTGCAATGGCGGTGAGGAACTCACCATCCATACTGAAATGTAGTTGTTCACCCATGTTGGGTAACCTCCCCAATTGTTATGTGTTGTTCTCGACAAAGTCTTCGCATTCCTCGCTGGTCAAAACCACGCCGAAATAGGCAACACGCTTGACGGTGGTTTCCCACACGCGAACGGTGCGTGCCATTGGCTGAACGACCCAGGAATGACAGCGCCAGAGCCCGTCTTCGGAAAGAGCATACCCCGTTGCAATAAAGCACCGCTCTTTGTTCTCATACCAGAGTCGTGCAGAATTGTAATGGCACTGGCAATCCTGACCTTTCCTCATATAGTTGCTGCCATAGAAGAATTGGCCGCGTTCAAGGATTTTGGAAGCATCTTCATCGAACATCGTCATGCAAACTTCATCCCCGCCAAAGGTGAGAATTTTGTCGTGCAGTTCCTTCATGTCACCGAGCGTCTGAGCATTGAATCCAGAAGAGGTGTTGTAAATTTGGCTTTTGGTAAGCCGCACTTTCCAATCCTCGTTCATTGGGTTCCAATGAACAGGGACCGGCATTTGGTCGGCTTCAAAAACCGGATGCTTGGCACTGTTCCAGCTCTTCATGCTGCATTCTCCTTCCGATGAGCGGCTGTGGCTTTTTGCTCTTGAGGTTTGATGACTTTGAGCAAAATACCGCAGCACTGATTCAGAGCAAAAATGCTCAAAACCAGAGTCACGATATTGGTCACGTTCAAGCTCTGTGCCAGGGCACAGACGTTCAAAAGGATTCCAAAGAGGAAAAAGACGGCGAGAAATGCAACAACGGCGTTAATTATCTTATTCATGTTCATGGTATTTTCCTTTCTGCTCACTCAATGGAGCATATCGATGATTTTTTCTACGAGTGCATCGTCTGTCACGAACTGGTTACGCCCCACAACGCCAAGGTCATTGGAGGAGAAATCCTTCATATCGGCGGCATAGCGAATCAGATTTTTGTCAGACAAAGGCTGATAGCAGCTCTTCTCTGTACAAATGTAGACACACTTGTCGTTGAGCACGTTCTGGATGTGCCCGGAACAGCCAACGCGTTTACCGTTGACGGTAATGTTGTGCAGATTGTGGGTCAGCAAAAGGTTGGTGCTTTCAGCTTCTTTTACCTTTAACTGGTTCAAGAGCTTGCGGGACAAATAGACGGTTGTTTTCATTGCGACTTTCTCCTTTTAGAAGTACTTGTAAGCGGCAGTTAAGCGTTTGCGGTACAGGTCCATCGTAGTCAGACCACCTGCATAGACTTTGCGGGAAGAGATTGCCACGTTGGTTCCCGCTTCCATATGGGAGAAGAACATCGAAAGGCAATCTTCCAAACTGTCGCTGGTAGTGAGGGTTTCATACACCGGATACGAGTATTTGGCGGCTTTGCTGTATGTGCTGTTAAGCTCATACGCGAAGAACATTACCTGTCCCGTAACGGTGTTGGGGTCATAGCCATTGCCATAACACCAGTTGAAAAGGTCTGTCTTGCGGCTGTAAGTCCATTGCAGGAGCCCATAGCCGCCATCCGAAGGGTTTTCGGCTGAAGCGTTAAGACCACTCTCCATTGTCATGCAGCCCATTACTGCAGCAGTACCGGCCTTAGAAAGACCAGCGGACCGCAGAGCTGTGTAGATTTCCAGCTCATTGTCGTCAAGATTATCTGGAATCGTTTCAGTTTTCGGCTCGGGCTCTTCGATAGCTGCTTCTGCGGTCTCAATCTGTGGTTCCGGTTCTGCAGCATCGGAAGATTCAACCTCAGCCCCAGCAGTTGTGATTTCCTCCTGTGCTTCTTCAGAGGTCTCCATCATCGGGAACGCCTCATCGAGTTCATTCACTGTTTCAATGGGAGTGGAAAACGCGACAGGTTCGGTTTTGGGAGCTATGTTTTCCTCTGCGTGTGCAGGAACAGAAAGCATAAAACCCATGCAGGCGATGATGGTAAAAATACACATCACCGCGACGACAATCAGGACATGCTTGTTCCGAAAAATGCTGTTATTATTCTTTTCGACTTTCATTTTGTGACTCCTTTTTTGTGTCTTTTCCTTGTAGCGAAAGATTGTGATTTGAGATTTGTGGTTTGTTTTGAATTCCTCCTTTTTCTGTAAACAAAAAAGGCAGGCCCATCGTGAAGATGAGTCTGCCTTGAATGAGAACAGAATTATGAATTGTACGAGCACGCAGTGTGCCAAGTAGATGTTATCTGTCGTACAACTTTTATATTATGGAATTCGCAAGGATACACAAGAGCTTTTGATGTGCTTCTTTTTCAGGCTTCGTTAAGCCACTTCTGAGTGATATCCATGAGTTGATTCTGAAATTCCGGGTCCGGCAAGGTTTTGCTGTCTGCCCAAATTGAGTTACGGACGATTGGGTAATTGTATACAATGCCGTCAACGATATAGGGCCAAAGCACCACTTCACCGCTCACAAGCCAAAGTTTCCGGATTTTGACGGGTTTTTCGTATCTTGTAAGCCAGCATTCACTGGTTACGACGGAATCCGCCACATATTTCTGCGTTTCTTCCTCGGTCAAAAGATTCGGGTCATCGTCCTTGATGTTGTACATCCGTACAATGAACGGTAACGGCATGTCCTTAGAATATTTCTTGTTCTCCCGCAGTTCAGCGAGCAGGAATTTTGAGACAAAATGCGCGATACCGATGCTGGTCAGGCAGTCATCGAGGGTGTGCCCAAGACAAATTCTTGGGATTTCCTGGTCCTCCCCTTTCATCCGATTCGTTGGTATCTGCGGGATGACATCGTCCGGCAGGTATCCGGTATCTGCCATGATGTGATAAAGAATCATTGATGTTTCCTCCTGAAATAAAAAAATAGCAGGCCCTCAAAAAAGAGAGTCTGCTTTGTTTGCACGATGAATCGTTCGTTCGAACTTGCTCCTATCGTGCGGTTGATATTTTGCTGAGTTTGCACATGCAGCCCCAACAGGCATCGTTCAGAACGTCTTGTCGTTGGGAACTTGCAGATACATCCAGGACTGTGGTGCTCGCTTAACGCCAAGCTCTCGCAGGGATACATCCAGAGATTGGATGTCAGAGACGTTCCAACCATATAGAGTGCCAGACTTATTGCCGTATGCAATCAGCTCGTTTGCGGTAAGGCAGCTGTTCTTCACGAATTGAGCGGTCTTTTCGGTCGCTTTTGTGCCAATAGCATATGCCGGGAGTTCACGCAGACAGTCGAGCGTATCGATGTCCCGGCAAACAAATGCAGCAGTTACTTTTCCGGCACCAACATCAGCTTTCGTCTCGTAGCAGAACACCACAAAAGGATAGCTGATTTCCCACGGCATGGTTTTTCGGACCTCAATGGTCTTTTCTCCGCTCAGAATCTTTTCAAGCCATTGCTTTTTGATGCTGAGAAGAACCGCTTTGTTCGAGTTGATTTCAAGGGCTTTATTAGTATTTGAATTAAGCATTGTCATGCTCCTTTCACGCTTCTTACGATTGCCACATCGGCTTCATTTTTGCTGTTGGCAAGAACCAGAGTAGGCTCAATCCAGCGAACTTCTAGGCGGTTGCGTCCCTCACCGACCCAATAATGATGCCAGTGAGCGCGGCGCACATGAGGGCGAACGCTGTGACTGCTGCCACAATGGGAAAAGCTTTCGGCACAGGTTGCATTAGCAGAACGCATTTGCTGCTCGAAGCTTTTCCCGATAACGTAACCGACATCAAAAACAAAAATAACGGCAGAACAGCAATGCCGCCCTACCGCATGAGTAATGGGTTGTGATTCATTTGATTCATTTGTTTTTTTGGAACGTTACCATTTATGGAACGGGTTCAAAAGTCCGGGACGGTATTCGTTATCGACATACATCTTGATGTCGTTATCGTCCAGGGCATCCAAAATGTTCATCCAGCATTCCGCTTCGACGCGCATTTCACCGTCCATTTTCAAGGCCCTGTCGCACTGAACTAAGTCTGCTCGAAAAGAGTTCACATAGAAGCAATCTTTTGCGGCAGCTGCGAACCTGGTAAAGCTGTTTTTGGTATTTGTGGTCATAATCTTCATCCTTTCTAAAATATTTTTCTAATCAATACATAAAAAATAAGCAGGCCCTCAAAAGAGAGTCTGCTTACAAGCGCATGACAGATTGTTAATGTTCAGTTAGGAGGTAAGTGATGGTATCTGTTATGCAATTATTATTTTAGGCGGTTCGCACATTCGTGCAAGTGGCTTTTTAACTTCGTTTGTTTTTGGGCATGGTGTTAGTCCAACCCTTAGATTTGTGCTTTTCAGAGCTGTCGCCTTTGAACATTTCGGATACTTTGCTGCCATCGTCTTCCGCATGAGCAATATATTCAGCCGCAAGAATTTCATACTGTGCGCGGGAAATCCCGGTTTGCTCTGTAAAATTTATGAATTCATGTTCAAACGCCAAACTGAGTGTTATTAAGACGCGATTGGCAAGTTCTTGCCGGAATTCATCAACGGTGCCATCAAATTTTATTGTGCTGTCGTCCTCATCATCATTTGTGAAATCATCAGCCGCAGCATTGACGGCGTCGCCAAAGAAAGTGGTCATCTCGTATGCCATATCGGAAGGACTGATGTCCGGGATACCATTTTCGTCTTTGTCGTTCAGCTTTACTTGAAGCATCCCCCGCATGATGCTGTAGCGCATCAGCAGCACTGACATCGTGCTGTTGGGTTCAAAGTTCTCAATTTCCTTCTCAAGCATTTTTTGCTTGCTTGCGACAATTTTATAGTTTGCTTTCATGTGGAACTCCTTTATTTTGTAGGTTTCCAGATTTATATGTTGACGCAGACATATTGCCAAGATTGCGGTGGGCGCTTTAACCCGAAATCAGAGAGCTTCTTGTCGAGCGGCTGCGTGCTTGCCACATTCCTTTCTTGACACCCTCCCATGGTTGAAACCGTGGGCTTTCCCGGTCTTCATTTTGTTTGATACCTCCCGAATTAGATGCTTCCAAAAGCCTCTTCAACAGCGCGGGTTGTCATGCAGATGCGTTTCTCGCTGCTGTGCTCTGCATTCCAATTCCGTGCGACATCATTTGCGGTTAGTGTTGCAGAAAAAATCTGAATACTATTTCTGTTTTCAAAAAGTTTGTTGCAGATAGCAACAGCATCTGCGCGACTCATATCCTTGAACCAAGTCTTGATGATAACTTTATAAATCAGGTCGGTTTCTGCGGCCTTGACGGCTGCTGCCATCTCTTCGTCGTCATTCAATCCGCTGCGCTGCGCACCGCCAAAAAGTGCAGCCATGTCACTTGCGATAAAGCTATCGCCATTATCCCACATCTGCTGATAAGCGTTAATGATACGCTCGGTTTCGAGCTTATTCGATTCGTTTGCTTTTGTAAGGATATCGGCATTGATGCTGTTAATAATAGTGTTAATCATTTTGTTCTTCTCCTGCTATAATTGTGTGTTTATCGGTTCTCTCTACAACTTTCATGTCGGTGTCCTCCAAATGCAAGGCAAGTCAAGCACCTTTACCATAAACTCGTCTTACGGTAGCCACCGGAACCTCACGTTTCCCTTCCGGTAGTACAAAAGTCGGCTCTATCCAGCGGACTTCCAGGCGTGTCCGGCCTTCTCCGACCCAATAATGATGCCAATGAGCACGGCGGACATGAGGTCTGACTGTACGGCCCGTGCCAGTTGCCGTAGATTTCTGATATTCTGTACCGGAAGCCAGCTGCTTTTCAAAGCTCTTCCCGATTACAAAACCGACATTATAGGTTTTGATGTTGACTCTTTTAGGAGCTGCACCAGGTTTGGAAACAAGGATGGGCCGCTTCTCTTTCGGGATTTTTACCTCTTTGATTTCTGCGTTTTTTGATGCAAGATAATAAGCGGCAGAGACCGCGATACGAAGATATGGCTCGATACCGGCGTTGAACTCCCGCTGCTTTTGCAGCTCATCCTCGCTGAGAACGCCACCCGGTACGTTTGAAATCGTGGCGTCATTGACGGTCGCGGAATCCGTTCCGTTCTGAAAAGCCTGCTCACGTGCATCGTTGTTGCGCCGGTAGGACTCAATCAGCTTCTTGCCGTTGAGACACCACTGCATACATTGACAGAGCTCGATACTGTCAAAATTGGGGTTTGCCTTGAAAGGGACAATCAGAAAGAGCGTATCCACATCGTTCGGCCCATGGGAAGCGTCGAATTCAATGTGTACGAACATCGCATCATGATGGGAACCAGCAGGAAGATTCATGACAAAGTCCCGATATGGCAGCCGCATCATGATATCGGAATAAATCGGTGCGTCCTCAGTCTCAGCCAATGTTCTGAGAAATTCCGGAGCGAAATTGTACACGGTTTTTGCTGCACGCCAATAGTTTGCGACGTATGCCATCGAGAACTGTGCGGCTAACTCCCCATCCATCGCATCGGCAGCAATCTGCCCGTTTTGAATAAGGCGGTGTCCAAGCGGAATGAATTCCTTCACATAATAATCGTAGCCCTTGTCCAGCAGCTTGTTGGCCCCAGAATTCACAAGAAACTGACTGCTTTGCTCAGCGTACCAGAGAGCGCTGTTCACGATGATATTATCCACGATATCACCTCACTGCCAACACAATTTTATTGTCCCGTCAACAAAGAGAATCTGGCTGTACTCCTCACCGTCAAGAACGATGCAGCGGTCCTCGCCGTGTTTGTGAGCGCCGGTACAATACACAGTTTTGTTATTGATAGCCGGGATAGACGGTGCCTTTGCCAAAACCAGCTGACCGCGCATTGCGCAGATATCTAAGAAAGAAATGATGTGGTCGCCCACCCCGGAAAACCTCCAATCTCGTTCACAGTGCTTTGATTTGGAAAGAACCCTCGACATGCGGCAGCGGTTCGTCGGTGACTTTCAGAACGGAGCTATCTCGGCTCTCTGTCACATATCGAATAGCTTTAAGAATTTCGTATGCCAGCTTGCTGTTGTAGGCAAGCTCAGAATTTGAAATGCCAAAGTTCCCGTTCCAGCCAATGCCCATCTTTTTGAGCTGCGGAATCAGAAGGTCACGAGCTTCGATGACTCCTACTCCATTCCAGCGTGCATCATGGTAAGCTTGCAGTCGAAGCAGGCGGAGCTTCCCGTAGTCGTAGTTGGCTGCGATGTCCAAAGACTCGAAGATGATACCAAACTGCCCCATCAAAATCCGAGAGTATGTATCCAGGGCATCGGCAACGACTTTCCAGGAAGAAGCATCTAAGCCAATCCTGTATTTATACGGAGCATCCTTTTCGGGCAGCTCCCGCGCATGATGCAGCACGTCTTCCAGAATGTCGCTGCACTTATCAGATAAGCTTTTGATAGGTGCCGTTACGTTCACAGCCGTCAGCATAGCACAAGCACTTGCAATGTTCTCCTCGCTTGCACCATAGGTTTCTCCAACTTCCTTGCAGATAGAGGAAAAATCGTTGTTGTAAAACGTTATCATAACAGCAAGAGCGTGCAGAATGAAGAAGTACTGCTTACCAGTGAATTCAATGTACATACGGCGAAAATCCTTTCATTTTCTACCCTTTCATTATACCGCGATTCGCAATTTCTCACAATGGAAAGCATCAAATGGTAACAGTTTATACATATTTTTACAAGCAAAAAAGCCGCCTCCTTATGGAACGAAGTCAGCCAGTCGGAACAATGCATCGGAATAATATCAAGGTATTTTCGATATTGTTCCGAACAGATAAATCAGTGATAAATGAAGATGCTTTTGGTTCCTGGATAGTTTCATTGTTTTGCTGTATGATTAGAGTATAACAATTATAATGATACGAAAGAGATTAAATGCGGCGAGGTACAATCAAAATGGATGTGACAATACAGACGGTTCTCCGGCTCTTTGAGCAAGGCATTCCCAGAAGAACCATTGCCAAACGTGCAGGCATCTCATTGCAGAAGGTGCGCAAAATATTGATTACTGCCGGTGCCTGGTCAGATGAAACATCAGAAAAAATCGGGAAGATGCGTTCGAGCGGTATGTCTGTTCCGGAAATTGCAGAAGAAATGGGCATGAAAACCAATACCGTTTGGAGCTATTTGCCATATAGCAAGGGCATGTACAATCAGGAATACCCGACCATTAACGCCATTCGGGTCCGAAATTCGAAGCGAAAAGCAAAAGAAAAAGCCCTCACCTGCACGGATACCGCACAGAATGAGGGCAGTGGCGCTTGCTGAAGGATTCGAACCTTCGGACAGTTTCCCATCGTCGGTTTTCTGGACCGATTCCATTAACCACTCGGACAAGCAAGCAGATGGCGCAGAGGGTGAGATTCGAACTCACATGCCGCGATTTCCGCGACGGCGGCTTAGCGAGCCGCTGCCCTACCGTTAGGCGACCTCTGCATAATGCACCTTTTAACGTAGGTGCGACGTAGTGACCCCTAGCAGACTCGAACTGCTAACTCCACGGTGAAAGCGTGGTGACTTGGACCAATTTGTCGAAGGGGCCATATTGGTGTGTCGGACTGGATTCGAACCAGCGAACCGTAACGGAACAGTTTTACAGACTGCCTGCTTTAACCTCTTGCATACCGACACATGTGGTGCTTCCGGTTGGAATCGAACCAACGGCACGCGGTTCTTCAGACCACTGCTCTACCAGCTGAGCTACAGAAGCACATGGTGACCTGCGCGGGAGTCGAACCCACAACCTTCAGTTTGAGAAACTGACGACTTGACCAATTCGTCGAGCAGGCCATATGATGCCGCATCATGCGGCGGGGATTATGCGATGACTAAGATGTCATCTATCTTGGTATCCAGCATTGCTGCCAATATCACAAGGTTATCAATGGTTGGAAGCGCGGTTCCAGCTTGCCATTTGGCAACCGCCTGTGTGGATACACCGAGGGTATCTGCCACATCTTTCACCTTGATACCTGCTGCTTTTCGCAGCGTCTTAATGTTGGCACCGGTTTTCTGAATATCGATAGTAGGAACGTTCATTTTCTTGCTGCCTTTCTGTATTGCAGGCAACAAAAAAGCTGCCTGCCGAAATCTCGACAAGCAGCTATGACATGCAGTTATCGCTTAGAAGACGCACCGCATCTGTACATGGTCTGTTTTTGCCTGTCGAGGAGTATGAGAAATAAAACTGCGTTCAAAGGACATGAACTCAGAATATTCGTAACTATACTCATACGACATGACATTAACAGTGTTGCACAGCATTTCGGGGTATCTCCTTTCGTTTCGTTCTGATATTATTATACCATGTTTTTGTGAATCTGCAATCAACTTGTGGTTTAGTTTTTTTAGTCTGTATACTATTCAAAACAAAAAGCCGCCTCTTTTGCGAGGACGGCTTTTCTTGTTGTGGCAGGGGCGACACGACTTGAACATGCAACACGCGGTTTTGGAGACCGCTGCTCTACCACTTGAGCTACACCCCTATATTTAATGCTCCAGCTGAGAGTCGAACTCAGAAATAAGCGGGACTTAAATCCGCTGCGTTTGCCAGCTTCGCCACTGGAGCATATGGCGGGTTGTGCAGGGTTTGAACCTGCGGCCTACGAATTAACGGTCCGTTGCTCTGCCAGCTGAGCTAACAACCCACAAGTGGCAGTTGTTGTACTGCCGGACATGGTGCGCTCACGGGAAGTCGAATCCCGAACCTGCCGATTAAAAGTCAGCTACTCTACCATTTGAGTTATGAGCACTTGTCGCGCATCTGCCGTGCCTTGCTTATGGGAACACAGCTTCAAGGAATCTCACTTCCGATGCGCATGGAAGTGAGTGCTGGCCGAGAATGATTGAGTTGAACAACCAATGTCAGGGCCAAAACCTGATACCTTGCCGTTTGGCGAATCCTCGAATATACAAACTGTATAACGCGAAACACTTTAATAAGCCTGACCGAATTCTATCTCGGTGGCATTAGAGTGACCTGATTTTGATTTTCTGCATCAAAAAAGCACCCATCAGGCGTTGTGCGTCTGACAGGTGCTCATATCGTGCAGAGTATGGAAAACAACCGATACTTGGATGATTTTACTCAACCATCACTGCACTATGATTTGCACAAACAGACAACACAAAACAGCCGAAGAGATTCGAATTGCTCCACAGCTCTTGCAACTTATTCTGTTTGTTCATCATAGCAGCAAACATCGTGCGTTTTTCCTTTCATCAAATTCAGTGTCTTAATTATACAATGTGTAAAAGACAAAGTCAAGGCTTTTCATAAAAATAATAGCAGGCCCATGCTTATTGTTTGTCTGGCTTCCAAGCCGCAATCCGCGCTATCGCCTCCGAAGCTGATATGCCCTCATACGAGTGCAGCTTGCCTAGAGCATCTGCCATCTTGACTTCATAGTCAGCCAAAGCCAAGTCGATGGGCACCGTGATTTCAGCATATCCGCCTGGTGCTTTCAGAACGGGTGTCCTTGTGCTTTTCCTATCAACACTCCAGTTTCTTGCCAGCAAGTAGTCGTACAGCGCATACGGATTGATAGCGTTTATACCATTCGCCGACGATAGAATCGTATATGCCCGCTTGTATTTTCTGGTTCTTTCCGCGTCTTTTTTGGTTGGAGCGTGAGGAAGCCTGGTTAAGTCCATATTGCTGCGCAGGTCCGAGAGTTTAACTTTGACAGCAATAGGGTTTTGCTGGATGTGCCAAAGATACTCGGCATACGGCATGTTCTTGCTTTGTGTCAATGCGTCCACAGCATCAGCAACTTCTTTTGGAAACCCCGTTCTGATGTCTTCTATTGTTATGGACGTATCTTCGACAGTATCATGCAGAAATGCCACAGTTTCAGCAACGGGGTCCCCTTTTACCCTTTCCGCTACAGCCGCAACGTGTGCTCGGAAATAGTCCTTTCCTGCCTTATCCTTTTGTCCAGCATGAGCCTTAATAGCCCAAGCTCTGGCTTTGGCAACCATTTCGATGTCAGACCTTTTTGTCATGGTATTTCCTCACGATGCGTGTTTTATAGTATACTTTGCCCTATTTGATATGGCAACTCATTTTCTTGTGTCACTCACAAAAACAAAAAGCCGGGAAGCCCCGGCAAAATCTGGCGGCCAGAGTGGGATTCGAACCCACGGACGTTTTTAGCGTCGCTGGTTTTCAAGACCAGTTCCTTAAATCATAAGATTTGTGCGTAGGGTACACCGTCTATAGTCGTCTGCGACTTAGGCGGCGAGGAATGCATTGACCAAGAGTATTTTTGAGGTACACTTAGCAAGTGCAAATATTCTGCGTTTTCTTTCTTTGGGGTTTAAGATACTTTAGCCCACGCAGAATGCATGGGGGTTGACGTTTTAACAATTTTAAGCTTTTTTAAGCTGGCAGATTTCTTGCCGTTTAAGGCGGCCACTTTGAATTCCACTCTTACGTTGCCTTTTTTATTAGTATGAGTACCATGTACGATAAGGGTTTCTCCGTTGAGAGAAACCAAATCGCCGGAATTGAGGGCCACCTTTTTGCGGCGTAGAGCACGGTAGCCTTTACGAATCCTCTTTCCACGGTACTTGTGCAAGTTCTCAGAATCCTTTTTATGGCTGCGGCTAATTCTTCCGTTGAAGAGTTCTTTGCCTTTTGCTTCTTTGCCGGTACGAATGTCAATATACCGCGAATCATGAAACTTTTCGAGAATGCGGTTATTGCGTTTTACCTTTTCGTAATGCTCAAACGCACAGCGGTCAACTGGATGGAAGTTTCCCATCGCATACGCATCGTTGCTATGACTCTTATCAAGATGAAGAGCAATCCGCTTTTCTTTGGTCATTGCGCCATAAGTGAATGTGACGAACGGCTTTCCAAAAGCAGCGTAAAGCTCATTAACGATTTGCCAGCGCACAGTGTTCATAAACGCTGCACCGGATAGATTTGCAAACTTTATATTTTCACCGAATCCGTAGAGTTTGCCGCCTTTTTGATGGTTGGCTGGTGTATGGCATTTTTCACATACGGTTACAAGCTCATTGAGACTATTGCCATGGCGGCCCTTCCAATAGAACATGTGATGCACGTGCAAGATAGCACCTTCGTTGGCTTTGCGCCCACAGACTTGGCAGGTGTAATTGTCGCGGTAGAATACCGCTTCCCGTAAGGATGCTAAATTGTAGCGAGGGCCTTTTTGGTAATCTGTGCTTTCCGGCGTGGCTTTGCCTTCCTCGATTGCTTTTACAAGCATCGTATCGAAAGAACCAACTTCAACGGTTGCGTGCGTAATTGGCATGACCTCGCAATACATTTTGATAACGTTGACGTTGAGCTCTTTCTTATGTTCAAGAGAAGGTGCAAGCCAGCCTTTGTCGTGTTTGCGGTTATCGAAACGCGGCTTGCGGTAACGTAGCCTGTTTCTGCGAGTACGGCGCATTTTACGACAACTGTCGTGGCAGTCTTTCTCATCCTGCAATGTATCATACTGTGCAGATACATACTCGTGAGATTGACTTTTCACACTGATGCCGATGTAGTTGTAACCGACGTCCTCACAGATTTCAATGGGTTGAATATTCGTTTCGCTGTCATATAACAGCTGGATGGTAAACGGATGATGCTTAATAATTTTTGCCTTTCCGTCTTTCAGAAGATGGCGTACCTTGCCAAGACGGATGGTCGGCATCAGACGTTCGCCATTCTTACTGAGAACACAAGCGCAAGTGCTCATGCAAGGTACTCCTTTCGTATAATAGTTGTAAATCGATAAGTCAGGGCTTGCGCCCTGTGGTCCACATCGCCAATGTTGTTATACCGTTTTAGCCTTTCGACATGACGTTCGCACTTCTCCTACCCTTAGAGATGTTTAGCGAGCCGTCCGCAGTGCTTACCACTTGTGGAGCATGAGTAAGGTGCCTGTGTTATTAGTACGCAACGTAGTTTCCTGCTGCCGGAGCAGCAGACTTAGGCTAATCAACCAGGCTTACGGGTTGCCCCGCAAGCCTCGTCTAAATCGGCGGACCGGTTTAAGCGGGGTTGTTGACTCGGACACCTGACCAAAAAAGGATGGGGCGGAGCCGAAGCCCCGCCCCAATGCAAGGAGAAAATTATCGGATATAGTCAGAGGATGGCAAATTTAGTGGATGCCCAGGGAAGCAGCATAAGCAGCTTCACGCGCGGCAACCTGTGCCTGCAGAGCAGCGATGGAAGCAGCATAGGCAGCTTCGCGCTTGTCAGCAGCAGCCTGAGCTTCAGAGGTAGAAGCGTACTGGGGTTCATTGCCAGCCAGAGTGCCAGCATAACCCTTGACGCCATCAGCACCCTTGACAGTCAGGACTTCGTGACCACAATGGTCACAGACGTAAACGTTACCCTTGCGGGTCCAGTTGTGATAGCCACAGCTGGTGCAGACGGTGTACTCATTGCCCCAGGTGCCATTGGCAATAGCGGCGGCAATTTCACCGTGCTCAGAGACTTCAACGTTCTTGCGAGGAGCGGTCGGAGTAGTGGTGGTAGTACCGTTGCCCTTGTTGGAGCCGGTAGAAGTGTTGTCCTTACCGGTGTTGTCCTTGTCGGGGGTCACAACGTCACCTTTGTCATCAGGAGTGGTGGTGCCGCTGTCGCCGGTATTGTCGCCCTTGTTGTCGCCCTTATCGTCGGGGTTGGTAACATCACCCTTGTCATTGCCCTTGTTGTCATCCTTGCCATCATCGGGAGTGGATGCAGAAGTGGCTTTCAGGGTCAGGACATTGTCGTGGATGTCGTCGCCCAGGTAGTAGAACAGGCGGTCGTGGTTCAGGCTCTTGCTGGATGCGGTGTAAGTATCACCGGAATCGGTGGTCCAGGCTTCAACGCTCTGACCGTCAACATTGCCGGGGAAAGTAGCGGTATCAGTCTCGGTCAGCACCGTGTTGCCATCAATCTGATAGTTGATGGTGATGGAACGCGGATTACCTTCGGCCGCATAGCAGGAAGTGATGCCGTCAGCGGTGAACCACTGGTCAACTGCATCGTACGGCAGAGTGTCACCAGGATAATAGTTGTAGGTGTAACCGCCGTGGCCCTGCAGGGTAATCCAGTAGCCGTAGTCATACTGGCTTGCCGGGAACGTCATAGAGCCGCCCGGAGCCAGGTCCTGGGAAGAACCGTTGCTGAAAGAGAAATGATAGGTGTCACCGGTGGCTGCGAATGCTGCTACAGGCAGACAAGTTGCCATCATACCGGCTGCTGCAATCCCTGCGATTGCTTTGATGATTTTCTGATTACTCATGCTGTGTACTCCTTTGCTTTTTTGATTTTTTCGTCTATTTATCTGCATTTATTCAGATACCGATTCGGAGAGAAATCAGCCGCAGTATTGCTGCGTTGCCCACCATCTGCCACGTGGAGGCTTTCTCATAGATGGTTGACGAAGCAGATATGTGCTTCGCCAGTGCCGCAACCGTCTTCGCCACTCGACACAATTTCGGTTTGAATTTATCCCCGTAAAATCGCATGTCCATGCTGCGCGGAGAGGATAAAATTCTTCGTGGTATGGTTTCGGAGTTCCGCGCCTGATTGGCCGTACTACACGCAATGCAGTACAATACCCCAGATACCTTTGGCGAAAGGAAGCGAAAGGGTATCTGGATGGAGAAGGGAGATGGCCTCGAACCATCGATACCCTGCTTTGCGGCAGGTGCTTTATCCAGCTAAGCTATCCCTCCATGATGGCGGGTCAAGCCCGCCAAATAGCTTTACGCAAACTGGAAGTCGCCGTACTGAGTCACGGCGCGTTCCAGGCGCAGAGGAATGGTTTTTGTGCTCTTCTGGGTGATGTCCTCGCGTGCTACCTGAGCTTCACTCACGCCAGCCGCCTGCAGGACTTCATACAGATTGGAAGGACCGGTGCCAGCATAACCGCAGGTCAAGCCATTGACCTGAAGCGTGAAGCCGTGCAGATGCGGTGCCAAACCCGGTACGAAATCAAGTTCAACAATGACCTCGTCGCTCTTGTCGTTTACACGGTTGACAGCGATGGCGCGGATGTTCCGGTTGCCAAACATCATAATCAGCTTTTTTGCTGCTGCAGCGGTTTCTATGGTAGTCGTACCTTCAACATTGATAATTGCCTGTTCCATAAGTTTCATCTCCTTTCTATTTATTGTTTCATCGGGTAATGGGGCTAATAGTCAGATTTGAACTGACGGCCTGCTGATTACGAATCAGCTGCTCTACCAACTGAGCTACACTAGCACGGCAGGGTGTTTTATGCTGGTTATCACCCCTTCAGCGAGGAAGCCAACCCCGCGTCCAGCACCATTCGGCAGCCACGCCGACGAAGTCTGTATTGTACCCTCTCCGCCGTTTTCCGGTCTCATTCGCGACTGACACCGGGACTTTCGGATACTCTCAGGCACAGCACCTGTTTGCCGATTCTTTTATAGGCTGTCCATTGGCATTCGACAGCGGACCACATGTGGACCATGCTCACCAGTTTAACGTCGTGGTGTACGGTGACTGCGACGTGTGGAGCAAGTAGCGGGGGTCGAACCCGCATCTCCGCCTTGGAGGGGCGGAGTATTAGCCGTTATACGATACCTGCATAAGATTGCGGGTGAACCCTCACTTAGCCCCGCCATGACATCCGTTTAGTAGGTCGTCATCCCCGGATGTCATCTTCACACCACCTGACAATCTTGCGAACCTCATCGTTGACGATACGCGAGAATCCAAGAAAGCGCTTGGGTGTTGGTCAACTTCAAATTTTGAGCCCTGTCGTTGATTCCCTGTCAAATCGGGTTAACGGTTGTCGTTGGGCTGTGTGTGAGACTGCGGCGAAACTTACCAGTTGCCGTGCAGCAATCTCGCCTTTACGGCTGTGTCGCGTCTGGATGCGCCCCGACTTGACGGGGATGCTCGTACGTTTGCATGCTTCTAAGACATTCGTCAGCAGCCGCAAGAGCCGCTGTCCGCCACCCGCCACGAGGAGGCCGCCTTAATGGGTGGCATGCTGTCCGCCAGATGTTGTGTATAGCATCGTATCATGTGACTTCGATACATCCAACGGATAGCGTCTGGAGCTGGAAATCGGACTTGAACCGATGACCGACTGATTACAAATCAGTTGCTCTACCAGCTGAGCTAAATCAGCAAATACAAACATTAGCCAGATGCCCGGAACACGGAAGCATCTGTTGCCCACCGTCCGCCGCGTGGAGGCTGTTTGCTTGGACGGCTGGCGCGGAGTTACCCGCGCCAAATGGGAAATAAAGAGGTATGAAAGGAAGGATATTACTATGAAACGGATGATTTTCACGCTTCACCTGTGTCAGCTCAAATGAAGCCATGCGACCAAGATTGGGGAAAGGAAAACCTTGATGTCTCAGGAGCCGTTCCTCTTCCTGAGAACAATTGTATTATACCATATATGTGGTATTCGGTCAATGAAAAGACACAATATATAGTGTCTAAATTGTAAACAAACATTAAGATACCACTATATCTAGTGGTTGGGGCAAGCGCATCACAAATGCCTTGTGGTTCCGGCAGATTGCAGGAAATTCAGCAAATCTTTGGCCGAGCTGACCTGTGAAACCACTGCGCCGCTCTTTGCGTATAGGTCAGCAATGGAATCGCCCTGTCCCCATTCGTCCCGTGGTTCGGGGTTCAGAACGAAGAAGTTGGATGCTCGCTTAGAAAGCCATTCTACATCTTCCACACTGGAATAGTTCCTGTTGTTTCGACAGTCACCCAGCATAACGATAGTAGTATCCTTGTTGATGATTCCGGTATTATCGTAGCGCAGTTCTTTGAGAGGCACACCGTAGTTTGAGTAGATACCTCGGCTGGGGACATTCTTGTTGATACTTTCCACAGCAGCTGTTACATTCTCGTTTGAGAAATAACGGTCAACAGGAACTAAGTGATTCACAAAAACGAACAGGTGGCAGCCGCCGGGAAAAACTTCCCGCATCAAACCCATATATGTCAGAGCGAGAGAAGTCATAGCGCGGCAAGACCCGGATATATCTGCCAGCATCACGACATTTGCTTTGGACTTTATCGGCTTTTTGTAGTACAGTCGTGTAATCTCGCCATCACACTGGACGGATTTCTCAATCGTCTTTTTGACGTCGATTTGCTTCTTTTGCTGGGTTATGTACAGCTTACGAAGCTTTTGGCGGAAAGTCTTGGCGTTCGTGCGGATATAAGTGAGGACCTTCTCGATATTGACGCGGGACAACTGGGTGACATCCTCGTTAAGAAGTTTGTCGGTGTCGTTCTTGGTCCTGACAGCGTTGTGACCGCCCTTGAAGACATCCCGATGATTCACCGACTGGTTTTTGAGAATGCTTTGCCGCTGCTTCTCCTCTATCGCCTTTTGTGCATCTGATAAGATATCATCGTATGCCGAGACCTTTTTCTGACACTCGCGCAGTTCCCGCTCATACTGGGACACTTTATCGTGCATCTGGTTCAGCTTATTATTTTCCTTGTCGTATTCGCGGCACGCATCGCGGTATTGCTGCTTGGTTTTCTTGACGGCTTCCTTCGCCTTTCTGACCCGTTCATCGTCCTCAATGCCCGATTGTGTACGCTTGACAGACTTGCTCAATGCCTGAAATACCTGTGCAAGGGAGATAAAAGCCTTGTACAAGTCGGGCTCTTTGGCTTTTCGCGCCAAGACAGCCGCAGACATGACAGATTTTTGCGCCACTGTGATAGATTGCGTTGTGGCTTCACGAACCAAATCATGCAGTTTCTGTTCGGAAATACCGTAACAGGCGATGTCGCCGTCTGCGAGGGCTTTGCATTGCTTGAGCAACTTTTCAAATTCCTGAATTAAATCCAGATTACCGGAAAGGACTGCTTCCGTCACAGCCGCCTGATACCGGATATCGGCATCCAGAGTCGCCAAACGCTTGCCCTGTACATCATCCACGATATCGGAAACAAGCTGTTCCTGCTTGCGAATTTCGTCACTGCTGGGCTTAGAATTGCGCTGCTTCTCAACTTCCTGTGCCGCCCGTTCACGGCTCGTGCGGGTCTTGCGAAGAAACTCATCCAGAGCGTCGTCCGTCATATTCAGAAACGAGGCAATGCTTTTGTTCGGCTTCTTAGGCGTTTTCGGTATAGCCGGTATACTCGTATAGTGCAGAAACCGCTTGCAGAATACTGCCTCAAAGACATCGCATTCCTCTTTCGTGTGGCATAAAGCCCCCTGCATCGTATACAGAACATCCTCGACATCCAAGGGGTCAGAGATATGCTTGATACCGTTCATGGCTTCTGCCATCGAGAAAGTGAATCCGTATTCCTTCAAAAGTTCATTAAAGAACGGCGTATACATCCCGACATACGAAGCTACGGGATTAGACATTGTATTGGACATACAGGTCTCCGTCAGATATTCTGCAATGCACGCATTGCGGTTTTCTCATCCGCGTGGTCCTTGACCAGCGAGCCGATGGAATACGGGATGGCATCCGTCACATCTTTTGCCGTCTTGCAGCAGAAGGTCTGAATCAGGCAGTTTGCCCATTCAATGCCCTCGCTGATAGAGATGGCGTGACGTAAATCGGTTTTCTGGAGCCGGTCGATAACAGACGCAACCGTATTCACGAACTCATCCGATGCCGAGACATTCGCGCAGATGATTTTCTTGATTTCCTCTAAGGTCTTGTGCTCGATGTACAAGTATGAACACCGGCGCAGCATGGGTTGAGAGAGTTCCCGATAATTGTTCGAGGTAAGGAATACAATAGGACGGTCTTCCTGCGCACACTGAATTGTGCCGTATTCCGGGATGGTGATAGCAAAATCCGAGAGCATTTCAAGGAGCGCATGCTCGATTTCGGGTTCTGTCTTATCGATTTCATCGATGAGGAGAACTTTCCGACCTTTCATCGTCAATGCTTCAATGACAGGGCGTTTCAGAAGAAAATCAGGACCATAGAACTCGGTGTTCTGTGCTACAGCCTTGATGCTCTCGTTCACAGACAGGTCTTTGAGGCTCTCGTTGAGTTTATCCCGAATCGCAGACACGACCAGAAGCTGACGCTGGTAGTCGTAGTCATACAGAATTTTATCTGCCGTAATGCCTTCATGGCAGGAAACGCGAATCAGAGGGATGTTCAGCATGGCGGAGACAGCTTTAGCAAGGCTCGTCTTACCCACACCAGGGTCACCCTCAATGAGCAGCGGGGACGAATCGTCACGCAATGCGTTCAGGATGGCATAGGCGATTTTCCGGTTCGGGAAATACCCGTTTTCGGAAAGCATTGTTTCTATATCGTTAGCAGTATAAGTATACATTACGCTTTCTCCTTAACTTCTTTTTGGAGCGACTTTAACAGTTTCACACAACCCGCACAGTCGCTGATAAGGATGTCGGCAAACATCCGGTCTGCGTCATTGAGCAGCATATAGACATCACGGAAATATTCTTTCGCGAACAGCAGTTTTCGCACAGTCTGCGGCTGGGTTTCGAGGCACGAGATGACTGCAAATGCGTCCTCTTCCGTTTTGGCGGTCTTGCATTTCTCGGTCAGTATCCGATACTGGGCATCTTTCGTCAGGTACTTAAAATCTTCCAAGGACGGCTGCATAGCATCTGCGGAGTCATTTTTGTACATTGCGGCGATGACTCTCATCAGATACGGGGATGACGGCCAGAATACCTCGAAATAACCATAGTAGTTCTTAACTGTGTCCGTCCTGAAAAGCGAAACGCAGGCATCGTCAGCGAGATTCAGCCGCATTTTGAGAAAGCTGTCGAGTTTTTCCTGTACTGCACCTTTCTTGTAATCGGTGCTGTAGGACTCTCCGAATTTTGTATACAAATCGGTGCGGGAATAACGGTAATCGGTGAGATTGCCGAAGAAGTTACAGAACTGATAGCCGAGAGCGCCAAACTGTGCCTTAATTTGCTCGTAGACGGCATGGATGTTATCGGCACCATTGACTGTCAAATAATACGCAATATCATCCGAGCCTGCGCTGTAAAGCATCGTGCTGCATGATAGAGGAATTCGCGTTTTGCTGGTCTCGATATCAGTCTTGAGCCTCTTATCGAGGCACCGATATACCTTTGCAATTTCAGCGTCGGTATTTGCATCGATGAGTTTCGCATCGCAACGCAGACTATCCTTGCCTCGGTTCTCGGAATCGAACACGATGCGGTAATCGATACTGCATTTTGCGCTGTTGTCGTGCCCGTAGAGTTTATCGAGCATCCATCCAGCGGAAATATCGAGAAATTCGGTTAGCGGCGAATATGTAAGATAAACACACTCGGACAGTTTTCCGTCTGCATTGATGCAGATGGTCACAAGGTCAGCTACTTCAAAGTAGGCAATTTCCTTGTTCTCGCCAGTAAAAATCGGATTGGAGACGGTATATGCAAGCGCTTCATCCAACGCCTTATAGCTGGTCAAGATACTGCCGTTCAGCGTAATGCCGTCTTTCGTATAGGTCTTTGTTACCGGCTCTTTTGCCAAGCAGACATTGGATACGAAATCATGAATAGGCGACCCCGGTATGACAGCATAGCGCTTCTGTTCCGCGATAGCAGGGGTGACATTTTTCTGCATATTATCCCTGTATCGCTCCTGCAGCTCAGAATCCGTGAGACCAAAAGGAACTTCCAGTGCAAAGGTCCGTCTGCTGCCATCATTGAAGGCAACGGCACTATAAAGCGTAGCCTTCTGTACTTTTGTCGGCTCCGTGCGAACCTTGATATCCGTGATGATGACAGAAGGTATCTGATACTTCCCTATCGTTAAAACCGACTCGTTTTGCGCATTGCCGAGAATCTCTTTTGCGATGTTCTCTAAAGCTGCCAAATCGTGGCTGTCAGCAAACGCTTTCGCATTATGTCTTTGGAGGGTTGTGCTCTTCATATAAAGCGAATCGAACAATTGTTTGCTGACGACGCCCTTATACGATACATGCGGCGAAACCTGTTCGCGGGTCGTAGCATCGTCAATGGTGAGAATGAGGTATGCGTTTCTTTCATCATTGCTGGAAGATACCGATACTTCGTCCTTTGTAATACCGGGAATCGCTGCTGCCGCATCATCCATCAGCTTGTCGTAAAACTCCTGCGTAAACCGAGGACGCAGCTTCTCTACCATGAAACCCACGATGTCGTTTTTACTGCTGATGTGTTTGCCGTTCGGCAGATACCATTGCCGGGCTTTCTTTTTCTTTGACACGCCCTTAATGGTCAAATGAAATCCGGCAGCATAAAAATCCGTCATCAATTCCTTGCCGAACAATGTGCAGACTTCCTCTGTCATGGTGGATACGATTTCCGGGACGGGAGGCGGCGGCTTGATTTTGGATTTCTTGCCCCCGTTTACGCTATATCCCTCGAAATATACTCCCTGCTTTTGGAGAGGCTTCAGGAAATCCATGGCGGAGGTAACGCGCTTGCCGCTATCGAGATAAAACCGCGTATCGCCGGAAGGTACGATGCGCATGATGAGATAGTTACCTTTCTCAAAAAACGCCTTGAGGATTTCTTTGCTGTAGACATTTCTAAGCTGTTCCGGAACATCCTCCATGGAGCGAATAATAGTTTCTTGTAAAACCGGATTGGTCATAATCATTCCTCTTGGTCTGCGACATAATCTGCCTTAGCTTTTTCGAGTTCTGCCCGCATTCTCTCTATATTTACGAGTTCGAACGGACAACGCTGCCTGTGCTGCCAGACGGATGGTATCGGCAGGTAGCAATCCTCGCTCACATACTCGTCCGAGCCGGGGATTCTGAATCCAAACGAGAATACATATTTACGAGTGTTGTCGCCCCAGTCGCGGTAAGCTTTGTATGCCTCCCTAAAGTCGTAGCCGAAAACTCTGAACACATCGGAAAATTCTTTCTCTCTTTGGAGATACACCTTGATGGATTCCGGATTATCGAAATCGTTAAAGTATTCGACGATAAGGTTTCGACCATGCTTGATAGACCATGCGGGGAAACTGCCTGTACCGCCTATATCCTCTACACAAACATCTTCCCCCGTTCGTTCTTTGACGGCTTTTTCGAAGTTACTGATTGCAGTTTCATAGTCGGGAAGGTTTTCAGCTTTCTTTTCGAAAATCTTTTCCTTAAACTTTTTCGCGGCATCGCTTTCATTATCAAATATTGAGAATTCGATGCTTTCGACATCCGCTTCCGCAGAGGTATAGTCGTCTCGGTCAAACAGCACCAGATATTTATTGCCGATTTTGGAGAAAATGACCGTATCACTGGTCATCATGTCGCTGTCAACATCTGCGTACGCTGCATTGATGTCCTCATAGCCAACATCTTCGATTTCCAGAGCGTTATCGTATATTTCGCTGAAAAGATTATCCTCCGTCAGTGAAGGTTCAATTTCCCGCATCGCGTCAAGAAACGTCTTTTTCGGCGTGCGATTTTTGTTTTTATGCTTGCTCATAACGATTCCTTTTCAAAAAAGTGCGCTATTTATCCGCTTCTGCCGGAAACACCTCGTACACGCTGACATACAGCATCCCCGGCTTGTAGTCAGCGTACTCAACCGAGCGCTTTTGGTCGTATACTTTCACGTCTGAGTCATCGTCCGCCGTGAGCCAAAGATACTTGACGTGCTCAGCATAGCGCGGGTCTTCGATACGATAGCTCTGCCCCTCTTTGATTTTCAAATGACGTGCATTTGCTTGGGCACGCGAAAACTCAACGAATGCGCCGTAGTCGCCAATCACGATTCGGTTATACCCGCTGGCAATGACCGTGCCGCTTCTGGTTTCGAGTTTGGTCGTATCGCCGGACATATTGCACCATTCCGGCAGCGCTTCTTCGACCTCCGCTCGTACATCCTTGAAGAAAGTTCGCGGGATGGGTTTATACTTGTATTCGTCGGCAAGCTGCTCCTGATATTTGAGCATCCGAGCGCCGGTTTCTGAAATTTTATGCTTCATGACTAATCCAACCATTCTTTTTCTTGCTGGTCGTACTCAGCGACTTCTCGTTTTACGGTTTTGCCGTCTTTCTTATATACAGTGATACGTTGTGCATAGTTCACCGTGTGCTTTTGTAGCTGTTGCAGAGCTTCTTCCTCTGAGCTTGTTTTTGTAACTCCGCGATAGGAACCACCAGAGCCTAAGATTTCGGGTTCGTACCAACCTGTCTCATAATGCACAGTCTGTTTGACTGCTTCATCCAGAACAACTTTCCCCTGCTCACCGTAGTCACCCGTATAGCTGCTTCGGATGATTCGTGCGGCACGGTCGTTCTCCTGCTCTTCGTAGGCTTTTACAATAAAATCGACGTAAGTTTTGAACTTCTGCTCGTCACCTTCACGATGCGCTTCAATGAGTTTCCCAATCGTGACAACGTTGATTTGGTTCATGCTTTTTTCTCTCTTTCTACTACAATTATACTCTTCCGATAAACTGAAATGTGATTTCTTGACGATTGTTAGCGAAAAATTCATAATTTGAAAGGGCAAAAGCTGAACGTTGGAACGTCTGAATCAGGGCTTTCAACCTGGTATTTGATGACTCTTTTTTGTGCCCCTAAAGCCTTGTATGTCTGCTCAGCATTCACGCATAAGCCGTTGGCAAAGAAGAGAGTGGAACCATTGCGTTCACTGATATTTTCGGCAGAATACATTTTTGGCTTTCTGATTCCGGGGTCGAGATGGATTCCACCGCGCATCAGCTTTTCAGCATAGAACCAGACATCAACGCGGGAGAAAATGTAAAGCAGCTGCGTGGTTCTGAAATAATAGAGAATCTGGTCCGCACCACTCCTGTATACCCAGCCCGGGGTGTGCCATAAAGGGTCGATGCCATCCCGATACCGCCGCGCCACCCGTTGTTCGTTCAGAGCGTCAGGCACCATGGAGAAGTAGTCCACCGAGGTTTCCAGGTAGAAATTTCCGGTATTGTGACTGTCCACTTTCGCTTCCAGGCCAAAGGTCTTACCATTCTTCTTCCAGACAATGAAATCGGTATCTTTGTCTTGATATGATTTATCCTGAGTCACGTCATCGTAATGGCTAATGCCATGATTCACTTTGATAATCGGGTCGTTAAGGAATTTGCGAGCCAAGTCTTCTCCGAATTTTCCCTCATCAAGCTGCTTTGACATCTTAAACTGACGAGGGCTTTCTTCCCAGGCTATCATACTTTTACACGGCATCTGCCGAATTTTTAGGCAGCTGCGATACGATATGTGCAACGATACGTTCTGTACAGGCATTGACAACGGCGCTGGCCGTCCGCTGTTCACGCAGCGAATGGCAGAGTTCGTCGAGTTCGGATTCCGTGAAGGGATAGTCTGCCGAAGCAAGGAACTTCTTGCACAGTTCTTTCATGTCATCGTCGCCTAAAGGCTTGACGCGGTGTTTGAAAGTGAATCGGCGAATGAGGGCTTCGTCAAGGTTATCGGCGCGGTTTGTAGTGCCAATGAGAATGACGTCATTCGGGAGCCGGTCAAGTTCCTGCATCAATGCGATGGTGACGCGGCTCATTTCAGCGACATCATCGCGGCTGCCACGGCACATTCCGATGGCATCAATTTCATCAACACAAAGAACACAAGGCGTGCGCTTTGCGTAATCGAACACTCTGCCGATGTTCTGCTGTGTCCGGCCAAGAGCAGAATTGACAAGGCCAGAAAATTTCAGGAAAACAAACGGTAAATTCGCCTTGTGTGCAATGTAGCGGGCCAATTCAGTCTTACCAACACCAGGAAGGCCCGTCAAAAGCAAAGAGCAAGTATAGTGGATGCCAAGCTCCTTGATGGCTAAAGCTGCTTTTCTGGTGGCCAAGAGCTTGTTGATGACTGTTTCTTCCTCCTCGCGGAGCAGGAACCGGCTTTCCGGGAAATTTGTAGCGTCCTCCGCAATCAAGAGACTTTCCAGGTTGGCAGGCAGCTGAATGAGTTCCGGTTTCAAAAGATTCAGCTTTTTGAGTTCAGCCTCCTTAAACCGGGCATCTTTTTCAGGGACATTCTTTTCAAGCATGATTCGGCACTGAGTCTGTGCATTTCGGATGTCGCCATCCACCACAAATCGAATCAAATTCCGTACGTCATCGGTCATTGTTATTTTCCTCCAAAAAAGAAAAGGCCGCCAAATGGCAGCCTGTTAATGTGATGCAATATTCTGATTTTTGTTTCTACTGCAAATAGTGTTTACCGTCGAAACAGAGAGATTATATTCAGTGGCAAGCGCCTGCACCTTCTCGCCTTCCCTGTGGCGTTTAGCAATCAGTGCATTACGTTCCGTGTTTTTTCGCGGACGGCCGCGTTTCTGTAAAATTCCAGCTCTGACATTTTCCTGATGAAACGTTTCATAAATCGCCGTTTTAGAGATTCCGTATTCTTTGGCAATAGTGCTGACCGAGACCCCTCTTTCGATTTTGCTTCGAATATCGGAATTCCTTTGATTGGTCTTGTCTTTCAGCGCCTTGTGATAGTATTCCTGACAGGTTTTTCCAATTTGGCGCATGTCCTTGTAAAGAGTGGATTTTGAAATACCGTATTTCTCACAGATGTCTTTTGAGGACGTTCCTGCCTCATAATCCGCAAGAATCGCCTTGCGCCTTTCATCCAACTTTTTGGAATTTGTATGTAAATGCCCTGCAAGGACGGTACGGACACTGCTTCGAGACAAAAAGTATTTTTTGGCGATTTCCTTATCAGTCATTCCGGCTTTCGCATCTTCCAACATAGCCGCATTGCGAACTTTCGTGGCAGCAGACTGCTTTTTCTTGTTCTTCTTAATCGTAGCTTGAGCGTATTCAGAAACAGTATAGTAGCACTGCTGATAAGTCACGCCATGCTTTTTTGCGATTTCAGCAACCGTCATCCCGGCTTTCGCATCTTGAATCATAGCTTCGTCGAGAGGTGCTCTTTTTGCTTTCTTTGCAAGATTCTTTTCTTTTGCTAGGTCTCTCACCATGGCATAGCAATAAGAGCTTGAAAAATACGTTTCCTTGGCGATTTCCTTGACCGTTTTGCCAGAAAGATACATTTCCCGGACTTTTTCTCGGTCTTCTTTGACCTGCTGCTTCGCAACATCTTTCTTTGATGCAGCCATGCAATTATTCCTCACTTTGACAACTTTTACTTTTCCCTGGGCCTGGACTATACCGCTTCATGGCGCGATATACGCTTCCCTTTTTGAGCCCGTATTCTTCCGCAAGCTCTTTGACAGAAACGCCGTTTTTGTATTTCCTGACCATCTCGGCGTTTCTTTTCTTGCCAGTCTCGATACGGTTTTGGCTGTGGATTTGTCGGCCATTCTTTCCGTGCGCATGAAGAATCCGATAAAAGAGCGTTCCACTGATGCCGTATTTTTCCTGGAGCTCCGGAGATTTTGCGCCCATCTCATATTCATGAATCATCTGGGTTTGCCAGGCTTTCTTCTTTGCTTTCCTCTGCCGGGCCTGTTCTTTGTAAAAGTCCTTCAGACTATATCGGACAGTAGAAACACAAATTTGATACTTTTCGGCCAGCTGTTCCTGGGACATACCGTTCTTGGCATCCTCCAGCATCTTTTCATTTCGCGCCCTGACTTTGTCATGAGTTAGACACACGTGGGTAATCTTGTTAATCGGCATTTTCGCTATTCTCCTTAGCTCTGGCTTTTACGTTATACTGGTAAATCCCATTTTGATGAAGGATAAGATAACCTAGTGAAGGGCTGATATTTACCTCCCTGCTCAACTCGATAATCGATTTTTGAGGATTTTTTGTGTAAGCATCAAGAAAAGTTTGGTTCCGCATCTTTTTCTCTTTTTTGAGAGCCGTTTCAATATGATTGTATTTTTGGCTTTCGTACTCTCCGCTCGAATGCAAGATTGCATAAATACGCTGCATGGAAATGCCGTACATCTTGCCCAATTCTCTGGCCGTCATACCGCCTTTATACTGTTTAACAATTTGCTCATTTCGAGTGGTAAGTCTCTTCCTCTTTTTTTCAAAATAACGAGGCGGCTCCTGCGTACCTTTTAGAATCTTGTAGCACATCGTTTCTGAAAGATTATATTCCCTCGCGATTTCTAAAATCGGCTTTCCATTTTTGTAATCTTCGATGATGCTTTTATTGCGGTTCATGCGTTCTTCTTTGTTTGACATAAAGCCTCCGATAAAAAGAAAGAGCAGGTTCAAAACTGAGCCCGCCCTAGCCTTTCGGTCGGATTTTGCCCGACCAACGATGTTTTTTGATGCCTTTCGTTCTATATTTTGTATTATATGCAATTCGCACAGATGCACAATGTTTTTCTTTCTGGTAATTTATGGTAAGTGTTGTGCAAAAAAATAAGACCACCACCCTTTTTGGGGCAGTGGTCTTGATTGCTATTGCTTTTGAAAATCAATCCAGTAGTTTTCCGGCCTTGTATGAGTGGTACAAATAGCTCGGATTACAATAGTAAGTTGCAGTATTAAAATCTGAGATGTCATCGCTAATGAACGAGGAAAATACATCAATTACATCCTGGACACTAGGAGTGCTAGTACAGTCAAAGATGATGCGCTGGTACACTTTTCCGATATCTGTATAAGATGGAACCTTGTAATGGCAGTTAGACACCGTATCATACGTTCCTTCCGGCACAGGAAAAAGCTCACAAATTTCATCGGCAGATTGCTCAAAGCTCTGGCAGTGAAACACATCCGCTGAGTCGAGAATTGCCTTGACTCCGTTTGTGCCAAGAGCAGAAACCACATCCTTGCGATGATTCCTCGTAACGCGGCCGATATATTCAATCAGGCTGCAGGTATAAAAGACATCGTTTTTGCTGTAGGTTGCAGTTTCAGTCATACTTCAATCGCCTCCTTAAAAGAGAGACATTTCAAAGCGACTTCCGTGTGAAAGCTGATTTGATGCGTGGGATGCTTGAATTTTGCCAACGCCCAAAAAGCTTCACGGCTAATATCACCGCTTAGAAAGTCGTTGACGTAGTTCCAAATGGTGTCATCCGCCATGGGTCCTTCCACAATATCATAGTCATGATGTTTGCCCGAACGACATATAGCAATAAAATCAAGCCACTCATCACTCATTTCGGGGAATTTCTTAATATTTAGCATAGGAGATTCTGTATATTCAAACACGTTGACAATACCACGAGACCTGCCTTTTTTTGACCAGCGAGCGGCTTGTTCGTAGTTGCTAGTGCAATAGAATCCCCATGAAAAATCTTTGGCGTACCTTGTTTTTCTGACCTCAGGGTTGCGGACTATTACATCGCTGCCATGATACAGAACCATTATTATCACTTCCTTGCATATATTATACTTGTTTTTATGTGTTAACACAATCATTTCGTATGATTTTGGTTCCTACGCTTTTTGCTGAAAGAACCCGAATCAAAGTTTCGTTCTAGGAGTATCAGCTGTTCGATTCACCCGGCAGCCACTGCTGAGGATAAGCGCGAAGCAGATTTTTCGGTACGCAGTCATTCAGAGCGGAATTCTCAGCAAGAGCCATATCAATGATGTAGTAATCATTGCCGTTGCGCATTACATCGACGCTCCACTGCCCTGTCAACTCAATGCGAGGAATAACCTTCTTCAGCTCAGCCAGAACAGTTTGAACGCTTTCGTGGTAACGCTGGTTCAGAATGTCTTCATGCATCTTGTAGACAACATAATCATGGCGTTCCTGTGGGCTGCTGACTTTTTTGAATTCGTTCTTCATAACATCGCTGCGCCAATAAGGACTTGCGCCAAGGATTTCCTTTGTATCAAAATCCACAAACACGCGATATTCAGTGTGCAGCGGCAAACCGTTGTAGATGGTGGGGTTATTTTCTTTGTCCTTGATGTATTCTCTGACGACCCACTCGTTCGTGGTGTTCGCGCCGTAGAAGCAGCGATTGTTCAGAGGGGATGCCATCGAGCATGTCAGATGATTCAAAAACAAGAAATACTCGCCCATCTCATTGATTTCCTTCGGGTTATGGATATGAGCGTTGCGGAATTCGTATTTGGAAGAATACGTGCCCGTTTTGATAAAATAGTCTTCGTATCCATCAAGATGGAAGACTTTCTGGCAATAACGGTTCACGATTTCCTTTGTAACGGGATTCAACGTCTCGAAACCAAGGCGGGTAAGCTGCAGCATGGTGATAGGTACGCGAAGAATTTTTGTGTCCGGAACCTTGAAAAATGCGCTGCCGTACAATCCCTCTACCAGAGGAGGAAACCAGAAGCCCATAGAGTTGGGGTTCATCTCAAGCATCTGATAAGTGAAGTCATCAAGGTCGAGGATGTCAAGACCTTGACGGAACATGTTGTAGTAGAACATTTTTGTGCTGTCGTTCTTTGCATTCTTGTAGCCTGCGTAGTTTTGAAGCAATTCCTTGTACGACGGCTCAGAAATGTCAATCTTCATCAACTTTCCGGTGAGCTGCGGACGGAGTTCTTCGGGGTAGCGTTTCAACTCCTCGTTTGTAACCTCTGTCATAAAGTCGCGGTTGGCAGAGTATGTCACATAATAGCCACCGCGTTCCGCGTTGTAGATGTACAGACGCGTTTCAAGCACCAGTTCTGTGACGATGCGGTCAATGAGCGAATTGAGTTCCGGTGGGAAGTAGACCTTTTTGTCGAGAATTGCTTTGACTGTAGCTGTATCCCACTGGAGCATATTTTCATGCAGCTCTCCGCTTTCAAGAACCTGTGTCTTATAGACCTCATCAAAGGTTTTGAGGGCATCAGGGTCAGTTTTGAGCATTGCTGCAAGCTCCTCATAAGAAAACGGCTTATCTTTCTTATCGGTTAAGATGGCGCTGATTTGTTCAAACATGTCTTTTGTTTCAGTCATTTGTGGTCTCCTTTTCTAAAAAAGCCACCGTTTCTGTAGGAAAACAGTGGCAATGTATAAGTGATATGGTTTAGCTTGCAATGTACAACTCGCTGTTGGAAATGTTTTCCAGCCAGTTTTTGTTCATTACATTACCAAAACGATATTTCTTCTGCGACTTGTAGGACCAATCGCAGCCGGAAATGACATCACCGATGGCGTTCAAGTACAGCTCGCCGCTGTAAAAGTCGATATCGCCGGTTTTGTTGAATTCGTATTCGAGCTTGTCTACATGAGGTTCACGCTTCTTATAGATATTCGAATCGAGATTCTTAGCACGCCCTTCGTTCAGTAAATAAGCCAGATGGAAGTCCGTTACCTTATCGTTACGGTTATATTTCAAGCCACTAAGGATACTTTCACTTTCATATGGGATTGCTTCGTGGAAGTTATCACTGCTGATGCAAAGACCGCACATATAGTCATCTTTTTCATCGCAGTAGGCCCACCACTCCAGACTCGCCATAGCAAGGTCAGCCATCTTATCGACAGCTTTTCCGTTAGCGACCATGTAAAAGCTTCCAACGGCGATACCGCGCTCTTTGACAGCTTTCAAGGTGTATCGAATTGCCGGTATATTCAGAGAGATTTCCCCACCGGTAAAGGTAAGAGAGCTGATATAAGCTCCCTTCTCAAAGTTGTCGAGAAAAGCATCGATGTACTTCTCCTGAATATCGATGCTTTCGGCATCTCCGCGCAGGCAGTGCGCACAGCACATATTGCATCGGCGCGTAACTTCTATGAATACGTTGTTTGCGCTATAAATACGCATTTTTTCATGCCCTTTCTGTTATTCTTCCTCGCAATCCTCGTAGTCGTCCATGAAGTTCTCGTTGCGGTCGACGACAACATTCACATCCGGCGGAGCGATTTTAGTCAGACCATAGTTCAAGAAGAACGAGCCGGGAATGTCATCGACATCGCCCCAGTTCCAGCAACCACAGTTAATTTCAAGCTGTCGTTTGCCTTCGTCCGTCTTGAGATAATCTTTGATTGCGCCGCGCAGGACACTTTCCGGGTCATGGATTTGCTCCGAATTATAGCTAAACTGAATCAGTGTGCATTCCACTGCACGGTCAACAACCTCATTAGCAACGATTGTAAAAACCTTTGTCATAGTAATCCTCCTCAATAAACAGTCAGGCACAACGAACGCGAATGACATTATCATCATTCGACAAGCAAACAATCACGTCCACATCCGGTCCCTCTTTCTCAAGAGCACCTTCAAGGATTGGCTTGATTTTGTGCCATTGATTTTCTGTGATTTTACAGCCGGGGCTCATAAGCAGAATATTTGCTTCGGCCAGCTTTGCTTTCATGACCACTTGTAGGAAACAACCGTATAGGTATCCGTAATTCACCTTGTTACTTTCAAGACAAATCATATCTGCTATTACGGTCCTTTTATTACCATAGCAGTTCACAACATGTCCCAAGCGATGCTCAGATTTGTCATACCGTACCTTGGCATCCGGAAACATGCTTTCAATAGATTCGTTTTTGAAAACACCACTGCTATCACAAAAAACACAAACGATATTTTTGCCGGGAAACTCCTGACTTGATAAACAGCTTTTTGTCTTTTTTATCAATTCTTCTTCATCATCCTTTCGGCGATAACAAAAAATACCGCCACCTCTTACGAGATAGCGGTATGTTGATTTTGAATTTTTATTGTTTTTTATCTATCGGATATACTTAGTATATCGATTTTGCAGCAATTTGCAAGCGCAGCTATGGCGCTTCAACTTTTTTCGGGGGTTTTATTTTTTCGCTTTACTTACAGCAAACTCATCTCTGCACGATATGCATCGGCATCGTAGCCCCAGATATTACAAGCAAAATCGATTGCTGCGTTACCTTCGCTGGGATAACCGTCGTCAACAAAATCTCCTTTGCAAAGCGCATACCAGCCACAATTACTTCCGATATCCTCATCCGCATATTTTACACGAATATTGGCGTGTGGGAATTTACGGCTCAGTTCGACAATGGCGCATGCAGGTGTATTCCAAGGGGTTTTAAAATTGATGGCAATTTCCGTATCATTTATTCTACGGATATTCACATCAAAAACATCCCACTTTACGCCCCAGTTTGCGACACGCCAATAATACCATGAAGCATATCCATATTTTACGGCATTTTCCAAAGCACGCTCCGCTACAGTATCGAACTCTTCGACATTATAGGGGATACGTTTCAGGTTGATGAGTTTGCTATCTTTCACGTGTTCCAGTTTGGAGCGAGCTTCCGCAGCTTCCTTGCAAACACCAACCATATCTGATGCAGTAAGTTTTTCCTTCCTGTGCAGGAGAAAAGTTTCTCTGCAAATAGCCTTTCTTACGTTTTCCGGATACTTCTCCGGGTCAATTCCGTATTTATTTACGGCCGCCCATGCAAGCATCCTGTCACATGGCGATACGATTTGCAGTGATTCCGGCATAGGAACAACAGACTGAAGCGAAAAATCTTTTTCGCCATCATCGTCTTTTCCCTTGACACGATTCAGAAAATCCTCCAACTCTGCCTGAGAATTGAAAGAAACAGACATGATATTCATGATATTGTTTGCCATTTATTTTCTCCTTTGTCTTACGCGGGTACGCGTACGCAAGAATAGTGGCAAGCTCCACAATTCAGGAACTTTGCCCGCTTCATCGCCTCATCCAAGCTGAACCGCGTCGCTTCGTTAATGTTGGCAGTATCACTCTTACACTCTACGTAAAAACGCACATCTCCAAAAAACGGGTCTTTACGGCTTAGCGCATACATATTTTCCAAAATAAGTCCTCCTCAAATATACTTCTCTCAGAACTTCTCGAATTCCTCGCTCGGCATCTGTGCTTCCGCTTCATCCAACAGTCTTTTGTAGGAATCGCTGGAAACATTTCCTTTCCTTATTAGGGTATTTATTTTCGTCAAATGATAACGGCTTCCAATGCTACAGCACCAGACCCAATTTCATCAGCAACTTTTGATGCTGTTGCAAAATCGTGGTGAGCATATGGCCCTTGCGAATCCATATAAGTGACTCGGTAGGCATAATCTGGCTCAAATGATGGGCTTACAATAATGTAAATACCAGTGTTTAACTGATATGTGATGGCATCAGCTTTTTCGATTTGAGCGATGATTTCCTTTCGACGCTTGGCTTCCGACTGCAAGTATTCAGATGCTGCCTCTTTAATAGGGTCACAAAGGAAAATATCGTCTGGATTACCCGTAATCGGGGGTAGGTCACCCGGATAATAGGATATCATGCTTCCATCTCCTTCTTTTTGTCTTCAGCGATGACTTTTTGGAACACGTTAATGTTGGTAGTATCGCTCTTACGCTTTACGGCTCAACCCATACATATTTTCCAAAATAAGTCCTCCTCAAATGTATCTCTCCCAGAACTTTTCGAATTCCTCGCTCGGCATCTGTGCTTCCGTTTCATCCAACAGTCTTTCGTAAGAATCACTGGAAACATCGGTACCAATAAAATCGGCAACGGCATCATGACCGCGCTGCATCAAGGCGTCTTTCAGAATCGCCCAACGACATTCGTGAATGGCATCATCCAGCGTTTTGTTGCCATCAGGCTGCCAATACTCGCCTGTCTGCTGAATTCTATAAAACTCATCCAGCGCATCATCAACATTGTTTTCGAGAAGAATATCGTCAATAAAATTGACAGGATAATCCTTGCCGTTGATTTCCACTTCTGCATAACTGAAACAGTCGTCGTCACACGGCATTGCTGCACAGGTGACATCGAAAATTTCGTGCGTTTCCTTGTTTACCTTGCAAGGCAACTGGAATGTTGCTCCGGACTCGAAGTAAGAAAAGACAACCGCTTCCTCAATATCGTTGTCGGGGCATTTCGCAGACTGGATGAATTCCGGCATAGACAGCACATCAATACTCTCTCTTCGGTCGCCCATGGCAGGATAAACCTTCATGATTGTATAACCATCATGCTGCAGCTTTCGGATAGCACGGCACAGGTCGAGATGCATTTCATGAAGACTGATGCCACTACCTCGTCCGTCTTTTTTGGTATAGATTTCGACAACTACATCTTCAGAGGTTGTCTGAACAACATAATAAGTCTTATCATTACAAATCTTAAACATAGCACTTATCTCCCTTCTCAATCAAACAAAAGCCAGAAAATCGTTGGCCGGAATCTGTCGCTGGGCATCGTAAGCGGTGCCGTAGACATCATCACCCCAACTGATTTGCACATCCTTCGTCCACAGAGCAAGCTCAGACATTTTTGCTGCCACGGCTTTTGCGGAGCTGCAGATATACTTCTTGACGGCGTTGTTTTCTTTTACGTTAATTGTAAACATTTCAATTTCCTCCTTAACACAACAAAAAACAGCCATCTCGATTGAGATGGCTGCACGAACAGATTTTGAACTAAAACAAGTCAAGGAATTGATACTTTGATTTATCTTAGTTCTTTAATTATATCTACTTTGCAGCAATTGACAAGATAGCCACAACAGGTGCGACATCATATTCATGGTACTTTTTCAACGATGTCTTCACCATAAACCACGAATAGACCAGAGCCGTTATCCCAGCGAACCATGATACTGCCGGTATCGTCTATACCTGAAACTGTGCCGAGTGTTCCAATAGGCGGAGCCTGAATATCATCCATCTTTAACAGTTTCACGCGTGTTCCGGCTGGATATTCGGCACGGAGCGCAGCAACGATTTCTCGATTTGGAAAAATCATAAATACACCTCGCCTCTTAGTATGTCACGGTGTCAAAGAACTCCTGACATTCCTCATCGTTCAACACAACGCCAAAGTACGCAACACGCTCGACGGTGGTTTCCCACACCTTAACGGTACGCGTCATAGGCTGAACGACCCACGAATGCTGTCGCCAAAGGCCATCTTCACTTAAAGCGTACCCGGTTGCAATCTGACATCTGCCACGATTTGCATCCCACAGATAAGCAGCGTTCTGATGACAACGACAATCTTCGCCCTTCTTCATGTACTTGGAGCCATAGAAGAACTGTCCTCGTTCCAGCACTTTCTCCGCATCTTCGTCACGGGTATTGAGCAAAACCTCATCACCGCCGAAAGTTAAAATTCTATCACGCAGAGCACGCAAAGTCTTTTTCATTTCGTTTGTGAGCCAAGGCGCGGTGGCGTCCTCGTTGTACAGCTGCATTGCCTCTACTCGTTTTTTCCATTCCTTATCCATTGGATTCCAGCGGACATGGTTCGCAACCATATCAGGAGAGGTCATGGGCGTTTTGGCATTCCAACTAAATTTCTTATTTGCCATTATAATACTCCTTTTCAACAAAACCGCTTACCTTTTTCAGGTAAGCGGTTATATTTTGATTATGCGAGCATGGGATATATTTCTTTCTTTACCGCCCTCATAAGAGCGGCAGCATGTGCGGCGTTTTGTGCATTGCCAACACCTGCGCGAGATATTTTTGGATTCACACGCTCAATGAAATTTTTCTTATACGGAGCAGAAATGCTCCTTGCAGCATCGATAATCTGTTTCATGTTTTCAGCGTCGATTTTTTGCTGAACGCATAATTTTTGTAACCGTGTGCAAAAAGCGTCTTTGTTGTCCCGTACAGAAGTAGAATGATTTTTTGTTTCTTTATGTGGGATGACTGCCTCACAGGCTATCCGTTTAACGCTTAACCCTTTACTGCACATGGTCTGAATAAGCCCGTCATATCCCTTGTCTGCCGACACGATGATATAATTGCTTTTCTTTCCTGTTGTGCAAAGACTACCAAGTTTAGCAACAACGTGGAAATCCATGCTGTTTTTCCCTGCATTGGAGACGCAGAACTCTACTTGGTTGACTGGGTACTTTGCCAGAAAAACCTGCAATTCTTTAAGTGACATGTATGTGGCTTCCGGACCGATGAAGATAATCAGCTTGTCCTTTTTGGTTTTAAAATGCACTACATTTAGCCATTTTTTTTGGACATTCTCGGTATCTATCAGCCAAACGGTTCGAGTGCAGCTCACACATTTCACCCCCACACTTCGGTGACTTTTCTGGGGATTCCGTGCTTGTCGATACACTGCCGGTAAATTGTAAACTTACTGTTCGGGTGCGCCTTCATATAGTCAGCGCGTGCCGCGTCCGTGTTCGCAATCAGTAGATTTTTATCGGCAATAAGAACGCTTTCCCATCCGGAATCGAGAAGCGTACTGGCAACATCTTTGAAAGATACGTCTGCAGGCGTATCGCACTTACAAACACCTCGTGCGATAGGATGCGCAGTGGCAATGATTTTTGCTGCCGTCATCACAGTCTCGTAACTCATAGTGTCCTCCTATCACGCCACCTCGAAATACTTTTCGACATCGCTGTTGATAGAACGCGCAGGAACACCCTTGGTCTTCTCACTGTAGTAGCCACGCTTTTTCAGCGTGTTCTTAACAATAGAAATGCTCTTGTCGCTGCGCATGGTACGCTTTCTCTTTTCGATGCGTGCAGAACGAATGCGCTTTTCGTACTTCTGCATACGCACAACATCCATGATGATAGGAGCAGTAGTCTCCGCGATATACTCATTAAAAGTTTTCATATTCACATATCCTCCGTAATATATTATTTTTCTAAATAAAAAAGGCAGCTATTTTTTCAAAAATAGCTACCTTTAGTACATTGTGATTGGCGATAATTCAATCATACACGCCCATAAAACTCTGGTGCGATGCATTGTGTGATTTTATTTATCGGATAACTATATATTATTAACTTTGCAGCAATTTGCAAGCGCAGCATACAATAAAAAGCGCCTCCCGTATTACGGGGAAGCGCCTTAGTGTTATTTATTCTTTGTTATCCGAAGGAATTTTCGGAGACTTCTTCTTCTCAACGAAAGCATCAATCGTTCGGCCGAAACGATTAAGAAGCATTGCGCCAAGATAAAGAATGATGCCGCTAATCATGATACCAACATCAAGCGTCTCAAATCCTGCGAAACTCTTGCAATAAATAGAACTGACTGCGAGAGCGCCAAGCGTTGGCAGCGAAGCAATCGTTACCGTAAGTGCCGCATACACAACACTATTCAGAACAGTACCAATACTTGCAATGATGCCGCGCTTTTTAAAAGTGCGCTGCTTATCGTAGGACATCTGATAAGCCCCGATAAGACTTGGTTCACGAATAATGTCGCGCAGATGCAGCAGGCACCACGCCAAAACAGCACACCCGATGCCGCAGCCGACCTTATAGGCACTCATGCGAGAACCCCACAGGTCATTTGCGTTGGCGGGAACAACGAACGCCAGAATGTTGAACAGGACGGCAAACAAGACGAACATTGCCATGTGGGGATTCTTGGCAGTGTTGCGAGCCTCGTTCTTTGCCTTACTGGCGACTTCCTCGGTCTGATTGTGAATTTTTACATTGAGAATCTTTTCCATTTTTTTACCTTTCCTTTCGTGTGGACGATTTAGTTGTAAATCGTTTTAATCTCTGTGATAGCGTTGCATCATACCGAACATAGCCGCAAGCGCCAATGCAAGGTAGATGTAAGTGTATCCCTTTTCAATCATGTTCAGAATCACGATGGTAAAGCTCGAAAAAGCACCACAATAAAAAGCGGCACCAAGTTTATCGACCAAAAACATCAACATCTGGGCAACGACTGCCGCAGGAACAAGAAGCTTGAGACGCTTGGCCTCAATGATTCCGTCCCAGTCAAGAACAGCAATGAAGCTGGCTCCCATGCAGATGACCCAAACAAAAGCGAAAATAAGGGTTGCTGTGTCAAAAAAGTTACTCATATCAGTTACCTCCAAAATTACTGATGGTTTACGGGTTTATGGACATCGAATCGCA